AGACTGGCGAATCCGCATACGAATCGTGGAGTACCCCCGCAAAGTTGATGCTGAATGTCAGCCCTCCTACTGGTTCTGCGGAAGCAAACCCTTTTGGAGCGTTCACGGATTACAGCTACGTTGTCAGTTCGTCCAGCAAAAAGCACAACGCACCGCTTTATGAAGGTACGCGCGTCTGGTTTCAAGCGGATGTTTCAAAGCCCTTCAATTACATTGTGGTCAAAGTCGCAGAGCATATTACAGACACGAAGTATGCACTGAAAGAGGTGGCTGCAAGTGAAAATTAAAGTGAGGTTGAGCGATGCCGGACTTCGTGATGCGGAACGTCAGATACAGGAGTACAAGGCCACCCTGAATAAAAAGGCGCAGGAGTTTGCAAAGGCGTTGGCTGACAAAGGGCTTGATGTGGCGAAAGTTCGCTTTGCCAATGCAGAATATGCCGGTAACAACGATGTCTCTTGCCGTGTTGAGCAGAACGGAAGCACCTGCACCATCATTGCAGAGGGCAAAGCAGTTGCCTTTATCGAGTTTGGCACCGGCATACATCACAATGGATATGGCGGTGAGCTGCCGCCCGGTGTTGGTGCGCATGGCTCCTACGGCAAAGGGCAAGGCGCAAACCGCAGATGGTACTACTACGGAGAATCCGGCAATGCTGGCACGCCTGTCAAACAGGTGGATGGTAAAGGCCAGTTGAATTACACCAGCGGCAACGATGCAGCTATGGCTATGTGGGGAGCTGTTGAGGAAATGGCTTCTCAAGTTGAAGCAACGTGGAGGGAGGTTTGGAATAGTTGATCGATTATTTCAATTCTATCTTCACGGCTGTTGCTAAGGAACTGCGAAAGCAAGTGCCCGGCATTTTCGTTACTGGTGAAATCAATGACAGCAACGTCAAAAAGTTTCCGTGTGTGCAGATAGAGGAAAACAGCAATCTTCCTGTACACATTGATTCTGCTGGTCACAGCAAGTATGCTGCCGTTTCCCTGCGTGTGCGGGTCTACTCTAACAAAGACACGGGACGCATTGCAGAAGCACGTTCCATTGTTGACATCGTGGATTCTGTTCTTGAACCGCTTAAATTTTATCGCAAATCGTTTGCCCCGTTGAATGGGCTGTACAACAATTCCGTCTATCGGATTGATTGCAGCTACGGGGCAACAATCGGAGAGGACGGAATGATTTACCGAAACTAAGGAGGTAAACATTCTATGAGTACTGCTATCTCCGGTCTGAATACCACCCTGTATTGTGGCGACAGCGCAACCGCTCTGACGAAGCTGTGCGACATCAAGGATGTACCCGACCTGATCTCTGAGCCGAACCTTCTGGATGCAACTACCCTGTCCGACCCCATGCAGGTCAACATCTTCGGCATTATCCAGAGCGACACCAAGTCCTTTACTGCCAACTACAACAAGACTGACTACAAGAAGGTCAAGGAGGCTGGCTATGATGAGACTTCCGAGAGCAACGCCGTAAAGTACTACGCCCTGAAAATGCAGGACGGCTCCGGCTTCACTTGGCAGGGTATGCATCAGGTTGGTCTGTCCGGCTTCGGTGTGGACGAGGTTGTTGAAATGACCATCAACTGCATCTTCACCAAGAAGCCTGAGTTCAGCGAGGCCTTGACTGTCAACGGCGGCTAAACCGCAAAAATCGAATCAATCAAACCGGGCAGAACTGAACAACGGATTTGGTTCTGCCACTATTTATAAAGGAGAGCATTTATTATGGCTGCTAAGGTTATCAACTTTCATTCCCCCGATGGCAAGAACACTTACGAGCTGACCTTCACCCGTGACAGCGTGGAAGCCACCGAGCGTGCAGGTTTTCAGATTGGCCAGTACACCCAGATGACCAATCTGCTGTCCAATTCCCGTGCCCTGTTCTACGGCGCTTTCATCGCCCGGAACAAGGGCATCAAGCGCAAGGTTGTTGACGAGATGTTTCAGCACATCGAGGAGAAGGAAGACCTGATGGGCGTTCTGCTTGAGATGTTCGTGGATGCTTCCAAGTCCCTGCTGGCAACTGACACTGAGGACAAGACCGCAAAAAACGCAACGTGGGAGATTGTGTAACCGCACAATCTCAAGAAACAGACGGAGAGGGAGAACCATTCTTCTTCTCCAAGCTGTTCCACGATGTAGAAGCCTATTACATCTCCATCGGCATGACCTATGACCAGTTCTGGCACGGCGATGTCTGGCTGGCGAAGGTCTATCGTGACGCAGAGGAGCTGCGGGAACGCAGAGCCAATGTTGAAGCGTGGAGAAATGGTTTCTACACAGCATCTGCGCTTTCCTCTACGGTTGGCAATATGTTCCGAAAGAAAGGGTCTAAGCCGATCAAGTACATGGATAGACCACTTCCCCTTACTCAAAAGGAGAAAGACGAGTATGAATACCAACGCGCAGTTGAGGCGCAGGAGCGAATCAAGAGAACGATGTTCTCTATGATGGAAAGTGATGGTGGTAGTGATGGCTGATGTTGATATTACGAGCTTATCCGTAGAGATTTCTGCGGAATCGCAGGGTGCAGAGCTTAATATCGACAAGCTCACTGCCGCCATTTCCAATTTGCGGACAAAAGGCAACGTCACAAAGGTTGTGAACAGCCTTGATAAGCTGGCTGGTTCCATTGCAACGCTGAAACAGGCATCCGCTGGAATGTCCGGGCTGGACAAAATCACCAGCTTTCTGAATGGGCTTTCCAATGTCAACACGACTGCAAGCACAAAGAGCATCAACACGGTCGTGAACGCAATCAAGAAGATTCCTGCTGCTGTGTCTGGCTTGAACGGCGTTGACTTTTACTCCATGTCTGGAAGCATTACTCAGCTCACTAACGCTTTGGCTCCGCTGTCTATTCTGGACGCATCGAACCTTAAAGCTCTTGGTAGCGCTTTCAATGTAATCGGAAAGGTTCCTGATCTGACCGACAAGCTGAAAGCAACAGACCTTGATCCTTTTGCAAGCTCTTGTCAGAAGATTTCTGCTGCTCTTGCTCCCCTTGCATCTCAGCTTGACAAGGTGGGCAATGCATTTGCAAAGCTCCCTCCGCAGTTGAGCAAGGTGGTTACACAGGCAAATCGTGTGACTGCTGCCAACGAAAAGCAGCGCAAGAGCTATCTCAGCCTGTCCAATCAGATGAACGGCTTTATGCGGAACATGGCAAAGCTGGTCTCGCTGAAAGCCATTGCTGAGTATCTTGGCAACGCTGTTGCGAAGTTTAACGACTTCTATGAAGCAACAGACTTGTTTCATAATGCTATGGGCAATCTGAGCGGCGAAGCCGATACGCTCATTAGCAAGATGCAGGGTTTGCTTGGCGTTGACCCGACCAAAGCGATGACTTACATGGCTACTATCCAGAGCTTGGGTACTTCGTTTGGTCTTGCCAGCGACAAGGCATACATTCTGTCTAAGAACCTGACTCAGCTTGCCTATGACGAAGGTTCCTATTGGAACAAGGACGTTGCAGAAACCTTTACCGCAATGTCCTCCGCAATCTCTGGCGAGATTGAGCCTATTCGCCGTTTGGGCGTTGATCTGTCTCAGGCACGGTTGCAGCAGGAGCTTCTTGCTTTAGGCTTTAACAAACAGGTTTCTAGCCTGTCTCAGGCAGATAAGGCAGTTTTGCGTTACATTGCCATTATGAAGCAGACTGCCAACGTGCAGGGCAACCTTGCACAGACCATCCAGAGCCCTGCGAACCAGATTAAGATTCTGAAAGCGCAATTGGATATGCTGGCGAAGTCTGTTGGCTCTTTGCTCTACCCTGCCATGAAATCTATTCTTCCCCCGCTGATTGCCGCCGTTCAGCTCATTCGGGAGTTCGTTCAGTGGGTGGCAAAGCTGATGGGCGTGAAGGTCGTATTCACTGATTTCACCAAGAGCGCTGACAGCGTTGGCGGCATCGGTGACGCAATGGATGACACAACCGATTCGACAAAGAAAGCCGCCAAAGCTCTCAAGGACTACACGATGGGTTTTGATGAACTGAACATCATTGACCCAACACAAGGAAGCTCCGGCTCTGGCGGCGGTGCATCTGCCGGCAACATCTTGGGCGATGTAGACCTGTCCGGCTACGATATGTTCAAGCAGTACAACGAAGAGTTTGCAAAGCAGATTGATGCTATCAAGCAGAAAATCAAGGCTATGCTTCCTCTTATAGCGACTGTAGCAACCGCCCTTGCTGCTTGGAAGCTCACAAATCTTATTACGGATATTGTGGATGCTATTTCCAAAATGAACGCATTGAAATCCATTGTTTTGGGTCTTGGCGTTTTTACAGTAGGTGTCGTTCTTGAAATTACAGGCATTAAAGACGCGATTGAAAATGGCGTAAATGGGAAAAATTTCGCCGAAATTGTTCTTGGTGCTTTGATTGGAACTACAGGCGCAGCCATTCTCGGTAAAGGAATTGCTCAGTTTATCGTGACCGGCTTTGGCAATACTGCTGTTGGAGCGGCCATTAAAGCGGCTGGTGGCTCTACTGCTGGCGCGATTATTGGAGCAGCAGTTGGCGGAGTAGTAACCGGCATACCTATGTTTGTAACGGGCGTTTACGATGCTGTCAAGAATGGCTTAAACACGTTAAACGGAATTTTGATTCCGCTTGGCTCGACAATGGCTGGCGCAGGCATTGGTGCAATTATCGGTTCTCTTGGTGGCCCGATTGGTACAGGCATCGGTACGCTGATTGGTTTGATTGTTGGTGGTCTGACCGATGTCGGAATTGCGATTTATCAAAACTGGGACAAAATTACAGAATCTCTCGACAAGGCAAGCGAGAGCTTAAAAAACTGGTTTGTCGGCGTTGGCGAGTGGTGGAATGAAAAGTGGCAAGGGTTCAGCGCTAATTTTCAGACTGCATGGGACAGCTTGCCCGGATTTGTTCAGCATCCAATTCAGGCGCTTAACCAAGCAAGCGCAGGCTTAAAGCAGTGGTTTGCTGGTGTTGGCGAGTGGTGGAACCAGAAGTGGGCCGGATTCAAAGAAAACTGGGACAAGGCTTGGAACAGTTTGGTTGATACAATTAAAAATCTCCCTGCAAAATTTTTGGACTATGGCAAAAACATCGTTCAGGGCTTGATTGATGGTATCAACAAAGGAATTGAGAATGCAAAGAAAACTATTGGTGGACTTGCAAAGGCTATTCTAGATAAGTTCACGACAGATACTGGCATCCACTCTCCTTCTAAAGTCTTTGAACAGTTCGGTATCTACATCGACCAAGGTCTTGCAAACGGTATCACTGCAGCACTTCCTTACGTTGAACAGGCTATGACTAATCTGGCAAACGTTGTTCAGCAGAAGGGCAACGAGATGATTGACTATGGCACGACCACCGCAACGAATTTTGTTGATGGTTTCTTCAACGGTCTGGACAGCAAGTGGCAGGAACTTGATTCCGGCTTGCAGAATGACTTCTTCGGCACAGTGCAGAATCTTTGGAATGCTGTGCAGAACGGCGACTTAAAAACAATTGGTACAACTGCCGCTGCTATTATCTGGCAGGCGATGGGAGAAGGCAACCGAAATCAGGTAAAAGCATATGCGCAAAGCTTTATTTCCAACATTGCTGGAATTTTGAAGGATGCATCCAAAACCTTGTTTAACGAAGCGTTAAAAGTTGGCAAGGTTATCTGGAGCGGCATAACAAGCAATTTTGGAAAAATCGTAAAGAGCGTTTCCAATCTTGGAACTACGATTTCTACATCAATTAGCGCGTTGAAGGTGCCTTTAGCTACCACTGGCACTGCGGTCAGTCAAGGCCTTTTCGGTGGTCTTGTAAGCTCTTTCCCTGAAATTTTTGCTGCAATGGGCGGCTTAATTGGAAGTGTTGGCTCTGCGTTTGTTGGCCTTCTTACTTCTATTGCCGGTGCGCTTTCGTCTACAGTTTTCGGCATTCCTGTAGCGCTTATTGTGGGCGCGGCCGCAATTGCCTTAGGCGCTGCGATTGCGGGTATTGTGAGCAATCTCGGTGGGAAATATTCAACTGACAATTCTTCTTACGTCGGAACCCCTGAATACGATGCTTCTACAGGTTCCACCACTTCTGCAAATGGATACTACAGCAATACATCATCCGGGTCAACAAGCTCTTCCGACCTGCAAGGCGCGGTTTACAACGGCTGCTATAATGCGTTTCTTGATATTTTCCAGCGCTATGGTGACGAAATTACCGGCGGCAAGGAAGTCAGGCTGTTCATTGACGGAAAGCAGATTACCGCTTCGGTTGAAAAGCAGCAGGCTGACCGCGGCGTGCAAATCATGGGGACGGAAGTGTATAGCTATTAAGGAAGGAACGGTGAATTATGCAAGCTCTTGTATCAGTGAACGGCGTAGATTTGCCAGAGCCTTCCTCTTATAGCGCAACGACTTCAACCATCGTTGATTCTGGCCGAAACGTGCAAGGCAAGGTTGTTGGCTCTGTGGTTCGACACGATGTTGCAAAAGTGGCTCTTAAGTGGAAATACCTTACCGCAAAACAATGGGCTTCCGTCATCGGCCCATTCACTACAAACTTTTATTGCACGGTACGATTTTACAATCAAGCAACAGCTTCTTATTCCACACGTCAGATGTATGTTTCCGATCGAACAGCCGGAATGTGGCGAAGGGGCCCAAACACCGGAAATGTGATGGGCTGGACGGATTGTTCTTTGAGCCTGGTTGAGGTCTAAAGGTGGTGATTTTATATGTCTGTAAAGCCGTCCGATAAGTGGCTTTCACAATATAATAATACACTTGTACCCGAAACTTTTATTCAGATTACTTATCATGCAGCTGATGATGCGGCGCAAACGGACGCTATTGCAAGTTCAGGTTCGCAAACCGTGTTTAGTAATGCGGCATCCATCACTGACCTGGACATTTCCACTTCTGGAAATTACGCGACTGCTGAAACTAATTTTTGGGTTTTAGATGGAAGCTTTGATATCGTCCCGAATTCTGAACCGTATCAAGAATGCGGCTATGTAAGCGGTGAATGCGTATCAAGCTCCAATCATCCAACCATCACATTTTCTTTTAGTAAAAGCCACGAAGAAAAAATACCGGGTCTGACAATCATTTGGTCTGAAATTTTAAATGAATGGGCAAAATCATTTAAAGTTTCCGCTTACAAAGGAACCGCTCTTCTTTTGGAAAAGCAAATTGACAACAACGATTCCGCCGAAACTTCAATTGAATTTGAGATTTCCAATTATGATTTGGTTATTATTGAAATTCTTGAATGGTGTATTCCAAACCGAAGAGCTCGTATCTCGCAAGTGGAATTTGGACAACGTGTGAAATTTAGCAAAACAGACCTTCTGTCGTATTCCCATAAATCAAAGCGAGACCCAATTTCCGGTCAACTTTCCAAGGATTCAATTTCTTTTTCCGTTGATAACAGCGATCAAAAATGGAATCCTATCAACCCAGACGGTCTCTACAAGTATCTGTATGAACGCCAAGCTGTTTTTGTAAAGTATGGCATGGACTTGGACGGACAGACTGAATGGATTAACGGAGGTAAGTTTTACCTTTCTAGTTGGAACATTCCTTCTAATGGCATTACCGCTTCCTTTGAAGCTCGAGATGCTTTGGTGTTTTTAATCGATTCACTATATACCGGAAGGAAAAGCGGAACTTTATACGAAATGTGTTATGACGCTTTGGAACTTCTTGATGTTTCCGGTATCAGCTATTACATCAATGAATCTTTGAAGGATTATACAGCTGATTTTAACAACGGAAATTCTTCGTATAAAAACGCTGATGTGCTACAGCTTTCTGCTAACGCAGCCGGTATGGCTTTGTATCAGACAAGAAACGGTGAGATTCGGATTGACCGGGTTCCGTACCTTCCTGAAAACAAGTCCGACATTTATGAAATCACTGAAATCAATGATTATCAGTATCCGGAAATCACTTTTTCTAATAAGTTAAAAAACATCTCTTACTCTCTAAATGGAGTTTCGTCATTGTATCCGAATGGTGCTACTGGCGATGGCGTTACGCAAAGTGTAAATAATGCGCTTATCTCTTCTTCCGTCGTCTCCCAGCCAAAGAATGTTCTAACTGAAAGCTATAAAGTGCTTTCTAATCGTCGAAAAGCTACCCTGTCTTATCGTGCAAGCCCGCACAACGATGCTCTTGATTTTGTCAAGCTCAATCATCAGTTCGGATATTCTTCTAACTTGTTGATCACGGATGTTTCTTACACGTTTAATGGTAGCTTCAAGGGCTCCGTTACCGGGTATATGATTGAAGATGTTGATTCGTTACAAATCGATGCTTCTGAGATTTACTTACATCCTTCCGACACGATCACGCTCACTGCAACGCTTACCCCTGCATCTGCCGATTCCCCTGTTATTGTTTGGAATGCATCTCCCGCTGGTATCGTTGAGCTGAATGTCATCAAGAACGAACGCGGCGTATCTGTCTGCAACGTTACGTATTTACACAGCGGAAATGCAACGATTACAGCTACAGTTGCGAGCCTTTCTGCTTCTTGCAATGCTACTGCGATTGCGGATGAGATTTCCAACCTCAAAGAAGGCGATACCGTTTACATCTCCGTCGCTGGCGCTTATACCGCTTTTCTTGTCTCAAAGCATAATTACGAGCCAGAATTAAATGGCAAAGGGAGAACGCTTCTTGCTCTTAAAGACGCGAAAACAGAAAACATTGCGTGGGATAGTAAAATGACAACTCCCGCAGAGTATTCGACCAGCAGTATTGATGCCTTATTGAACGGAAACATAAAAAATTCTTTTTCTGATTTCATGCAGAAAAAAATCGGCAAAACTACTTTTTATTATACCCCAGCGTTCAAAAAAAATGATTCTAACAATTACGTACCTTCTGCTGTGTCTACTCTATCTCGCAGTATATTTTTACCTTCCGCAAAAGAAATATACTACGGATTTCCTGATAACAGTAGTGATATTAACGAAATTTGGGGTTATGGATGCAACGTAGAAGGAAGCCCGCTCCCTACAGCAAAAGAACTTCTGAGAAATCCTTTTTTTATGGACGGAAACGTTTACAGCCCGTATGAGCAGTGGACGAGAACTCCCATTACCCATCTTGAATATTGGGGCATGGGCCCTTCTGTTGGGGATATCTATTATCGTTCTATCGTTGTTTCAAAGTATTGGGACAGAGCACATCTTGGCAGTTATGATGACAAAGACGAATTATTTTTTTATGACTGTATCGGTTCTGGCAACGATGGCCGCAATTGCTATCATTACATGTTTACCGTTCCGAGCAATTTGCCTATTGGGTATCAAAACAGAGTTGAGGAAGAATAATCTATGATTCGTTGGATTACAGACCGAATGCAATCGGATGTTGACCACGTGAAAGAAATTACCGCAAAGGCAAGAACAGGTACGTGGACAAAAGCCGAACAATCGGAATGGCTTGCCGGAATGAAGGGCGCTTTAAGCTATACGGATTTTAACCGCATAGAATCCGGTATTCAAGAGCTTGGCTCCATTGTTGGCGCATCTGTTTCTGTTCGGACTGATTGGACAGTCGATGGATATATGAAAGTCTCCGATGCAACACGTTGGCTTTCCAACATCAACTCCATTCGTGCTAAATGCTCTGGCCCATCTGCTATTGCAGATACTCCAGAAAGCATGAATAAACTCGATTTTTTAAGGATGAATCAAATCGAGCAAATTTTGTTCGACATTGAAACGCTTGCTAAAACATACGTTACGTTTTCCGGCGAATACATGACAGGAGATGGACAATATGGTTTTTGAAGACCGTGTGGCGAAATATCCGGGTCGGTGGACAATGGTAAAATCGGATGGAACATCCGAAATTGTCACTCTTATCCGAAATGACGAGCCAACAAAAGAAGGAACGCCAATCAATGCATCCACCTTAAACGAGCTGAGTACCGTTGCGGGCGCAATTAACGCAAAAGAAGAAGCCGTTTCGGCTGCATCTAGCGCAAATTCTGCCGCCACCAGCGCAGTCAAAAGCGCACAGTCAGCATCCGTAGACGCAACGAACGCGAGAAACTCTGCCGCTTCTGCCAAAGCTGAAGCGGACAGGGCTGCGGCCATCGTGAGCACCGATAAGACGCTGAGCGTCGAGGGCGCTCCGGCTGACGCAAAGGCTGTTGGCGATGCGCTGAAAGGCATCAAGCTCCCTATTGCCACCGCCACCACGCTGGGCGGCGTGAAGGTGGGCAGCGGTCTGACGGTCGATGCGGACGGAACACTTTCTGCGGACAGCGCTTTGGCTGCCTACCCCGTGGGCAGCATCTACCAGAGCACCGCACGTACAAGCCCTGCCGCACTGTTCGGCGGTACATGGCAGGAGATTGCGCAGAACCGGGTACTGATGGGTGCTGGCAGCGGCCACGCAGCAGGCACCACTGTTGAGGCGGGTCTGCCCAATATCACAGGCTCTTTTGTCGCGAATGTACGCATTGGTAAACATACTGTATCCGGTGCGATCACTGCTTCCAACCGGCTCGCAAGTACGGGCGCAGACAACAGCGATGCTGAGGTATATAAGTTCAGTCTGGATGCGTCCAAGTCCAACGCCATCTACGGCCGCAGCGCCACCGTGCAGCCCGCCGCCTACTATGTGCACATCTGGAAGCGCGTGGCATGAGAAAGGAGGTTTTGAGCGATGAAGATCATTGACGAGACCGGCGCGGTCGTGGAAAACCCCGACCTGACCCTTGGCTACCTGACCGCCAGCACCGAAGAGATCACCCACCCCGCCGTAGAGGGCGTGGAGGAACAGTGGCACTGGGAGACCGTGACCGAGTATCCGAACGGTGGCAAGGACGTGCAGAAGGTCGTTGACCGTCCCGGCGTTCAGGCACAGGAGGAATGGGTTGAACAGGTGCCCATCCAGAAGTACATCCGCTACACCGCCGAAGAGCTGGCCGCGCAGGAAGAAGCACGCAAAAAGGCCGAAGCCTGGGAGAAGCTGCCGGAGACGGTGGAGGCACTGCAAAAAGAAAACAAGATGCTCAAGCAATGCTTGCTTGAAATGAGCGAGATTGTTTATGCATAAAATTACGCAAAAATTAGAAAGGATGGTATTTATGATGGCAATGTTGTGGGCACAGGAGATTATGTCTGCTGAGACTATGGAGGATGCAAAGGCGCTGTATGAGCGCTGCCCCCGCCTGCTGAAGGAGAAGGTCAAGGCAATTCTTATCAAGAGCGGCTTTGAGGAGATCACGCAGTAAGGAGGACGCTATGGCTGAAATCATGGATGTATCCCGATATCAGGGCACGATCAACTGGGAGAAGGTCAAAGCGAGCGGCAAGGTGGACGGCGTGATGATTCGCGCCATGGGCAACAGCGGATCGGGCAGGCCCAGTGCTCCCTACACTGACCCACAGTTTGCCCGCAACTATGCAGAATGCAAGCGGCTGGGCATACCCTGTGGCGTGTATGGCTACTTTAAAGCGGTCAACCGGGAACAGGCCGACAAGGAGCTGGCTTACTTCAAGAAGCTGCTCACCGGCCGGAGCTTTGAGCTGCCGGTGGCCGTGGACATCGAGGACGAGGTGCAGAAGCCGCTGGGCAAGGATGTGCTGACCGACCTGACAGCTTACATGCTGGGCACGGTGGAAAGCTGGGGCATGTACGCCATGCTGTACACCGGCCTATGGTTTGGCAGCACCTTCCTGTACATGGGCGGCGCTGCCCTGAAACCCTACGATGTGTGGCTGGCTGCCTACCGCACGAAGAAGCCCGCGCCCAGCTGGCCCTTTGGGATGTGGCAGTACACCAGCACGGCCCGCGTGCCGGGCGTGAGCACTAATGTTGACATGAGCCACGCATACAAGGACTATGCGGGTATCATCAGCAAGAAGGGTCTGACCCGTCTCCGGGAGGGTAAATGACCGAAAAAGAAGCTTTACTGTGGGTGCTGGGCATTCTGGGCAGCCTGTGCGCTGCGGCCATCACCATTGACAAGGTGCTGGACATCATCCACAAGTACGTCAAAAAGGCACAGGCCCCCGACGATGCGCAGAACAAGCGAATGGATACGCTTGAAAAAAGACTTGGCGTGCTGGAACAGGGACAGCTTCAGCACGCACAGGCCCTTGCAAGAGACCTGCGCCGCTTTGACGGCCTCGATGAAGAAATGCGTCTCGTGCTCGTTGGCGTGCAAAATCTTTTGGATTCGCAGCTGTCTGGCAACAACCGCGAAGGTATGCAAAAAAGCAAATCCGATATTAACAACTACCTACTGAAAGGAGTAACGAATCATGGAATCAATGTTTAACTTTATCCCCGCACCCATCGCACTGGTACTGATGCTCATCGGCTTTGCCGCGCTGGCCGTTGGTGCCATCCGGCTGGGCTACAAGCAGTACGTCAAGCAGTGGGCACTGGAGCTCGTGACCATCGCCGAGGACAGCATCATGGGCAGCGGTCAGGGTGCCAAGAAAAAGGCACAGGTCTTTGCTGCGCTGCGCGGCGCACTGCCGGACTGGCTGAAGCCTTTCATCACGGATGAAGTACTGGACAGTGTGATCGAAAAGGCCGTCAGCATGATGAAAAAGGCACTGGCAGAAAAGAAGCCTACCATCAACAAGGAGTAATTTATGATCGAGCAAAGCGTATCTCTCGCATCCAATGGCGTCGTCAAAGTGCCGGGCTATGAGCAGCTGGTGCGCTTTGGCTACACCAAGAACCGGGGCGTGTATCGCCTGCGCGTCACCGTTTCCGGCGAGTGGGAAGGGCTGGCTATCCGCTGCTTCTGGCATGTCCAGGACGGCAAAGACCCGGCATCCTCGCTGGTGGTAGACGGCTCTGTGGACGTGCCCGCCAGCGTGACCGCACAGCCCGGAAGCGGGTGCCTCACCTTTGAGGGCAGCGACGGCACAAAGACCGTTACCAGCGCAGACCTGCAGTATCGTGTCAGCGCCAACTCCGGCACAGAGGACGGCACCGAGCCGGAGCCGGGCACCCCTGCATGGCAGCAGCTGGTGGATGCCGTCCACGCCGATGCCACCGCCGCAGAGCAGGCCAAGACCGATGCACAGACGGCAGCACAGCAGGCCGGGGCATCTGCCAAAAAGGCCGGACAGGCTCTTTCTGACACCATCACCGCCAAAGAAGACGCACTGAAAGCCATCGGTGACAAGCAGGCCGCCGCCACGAAGGTTGTGGACACAGCCCGGGACGAGGCTCTCCAGCAGGTGGAAGCCTCTACAGAAGCCGCTCAGACCGCCGCCAGTGAAGCGGCCACCAGTGCAGGCAGTGCCAGCCAGAGCGCTCAGGAAGCCGCTGGCAGCCTGCAGGAGCTGAAGGACGAAATTGCAAGCGGTGACTTCAAAGGCGAGCCCGGCACATCACCCACAGTCACCGTGCAGGATATCGCTGGTGGGCATCGTATCGTCATCACGGATGCGACAGGGACAAGCTCCGTCGATGTGATGGACGGCAAGCAAGGTGACCCCGGAAAAGACGCCACCGTGGACACCACCCTCACCCACGAGGGCGAAGCCGCTGACGCAAAAGCCACGGGTGACGCTATCAGCGCAGTCAAAGCGCGGCAGAACATCCTCACAGGCAGCGAAACAGGTAACCCCATCAGCGTTGACGACGCTTTCGCTGCACCCCTGTGCGGCCTGACCGTGTACGGTCGGAGCACGCAGGACGGCACACCCACGCCGGATGCACCTGTGCCTATCGTAAGCGCAGGCGACAGCGGCAGCGTGGCGGTGACATTCAGCGATGGAAAAGGCAAAACGCAAACTCTCACTCTGCCCACACCCACTGGTCTCCCCGGCATCCCTGTCACCTCTGGCGGCAACTACACTGACCAAAGCGGCCAGCAGTGGGTGTGCGACGAGGTGGACTTGGAAAGGGGTGTGAGGGTGCAGAGAGTTGGAAGGGCTTTCATTGAGCATTGCATTGTATCTCGTGACCCGAATTGGTGGGACGCAAGTAAAAGCTACTCCTATCAAATTCTTACATATCAAGGATCTTTTAATCAAACCATCGAAAGTGGCGGCCCGTGTAATCGTTTTATCTCTTACCCGTTTATGGACTTCTACAACAAGGGCATTGAAAACGGTTTTGTTATATCGACTGGCGAAGGTATTTTTAACATATCCAAGTCTTTAGGTATTTGCACTACACCGGGTGAGTTCAAGATGTGGTTCAACGAGAATGTTGTGCTTTACAAAATTCTCGCCACTCCCATCGAAACCCCGCTCACCCCTGCCGAAATTGCCGCTTACAAAGCCTTCGTCACTTACGGCCCTGACACGGTAGTGCAAGCGGGTGACGGTGCTGGCATCAAGTTGGACTACCAGCGGGACGTAAATCTCGTCGTCAAAAATCTTGAGGACGCCATTGCATCAATGACTACGACCTAAAGGAGGACTGACTATGGCTATTAAAAGCAAAGCACGGCATGACCTGACCCTGCGCTCCATCAAGCGGGAGATCGCCGCAGGACGCGACGTGGCATACTGGCTGGACAAGGCGTACACCCATCTGGACAGCGGCCTGCTGACGGAGGACGACATCGCAGAGGTGGAAGCCCTTGCACAGGCGTACTACGACGCACTGGACGCTGAGGACAAGGCGAACGCTGAGGAAATCACACAGTAAGGAGACAAAAATGTTTCATTATCACTACATCAAAGTCATTGCTGATTCTGAAAACATGAGTACGGAAGAAATCACTTCTGTTCTGCAAAAATACTTTGCAAAACAGAACGATGGTTTTTACCTCGAAATCGACTTGGATAATCATGCCGCTGATTTCGATGGTAGCGGAAAATGGCTCATGCGGTTGGAAGGAAGTATTTTGTGGCTAAATGGCGAATATGTTGCGCTCAGCGGTGTGCAACAAAACAACCCGGACGATAGCGTTATCGTCAAAATTTCCACAATTCGTTATATCATTGTTCACAATAAGGAGTGATATCATGGCAAGCACTACATACGAGCAAACGCCTCGCTATTATTATGATCAGCGTGCGTACCCGATTTTGTGGCCCGCAGTGTGTGACCATTTTGCCGCCGTTGGCAAAATGGGGCATTACCGTGCTGTGACCGCTCGAGTGCGCAACGCCGGACAGCTGCCGCAGCCTTTCTGGCTCGGTGCTGCCTGTGGCGGCGGCTCGCGTAGTCTTTCCGCCAGCGTTGCAAGGGCTTAATGCAGAACAGATAAAAGCTGTGATAAAACGTGCGCCGCTTGGGAGGTATGACCGGAAAATCGCCCGGTTGCGGTACGTTGACCAGCTATGCCAAGTTGATATTGCAGCGCGTGTGCCTTATTGCCGTACATCGATTGGTAATAGGTTAAAAATCATTGATAAAATACTGGATGTGTGATAAAATTAAACCAACGAAATCCACCCGGCCTCTCGAAGAAGCGCATTAGGGTGGATATTTGAAAGGCTCTACGGCCTTTGTAGAGAGCGGCATTGCCTGTGGGCAGTTCCGCTCTTGATTTTAGACTTTGCCGTTTCGGCAGCATAAACCCCCGATGTTCCGCTTGGAGCATCGGGGGTTTCTTTATGCCAGTGCCAGTGCTTCCTTTATCGTCTTGCAACGGCAGGACACGCTGTGCATGAACTGACTGGCTTCTTCGTAGGTGACAAAACGGACGGTGGCTTCTGCACCGAGTTCACCCTTTTCCCGCAGGGTCACAGAGTATACCCTGCCTTCGGGGAAATCGCTGTTGACCATCGGCTTCCTGTTCGGCATAAACGGAGACGGGATGGAGGTGAGCTCTCCGCTCAAGGTGGTGCAGAACTCGTCATAGTGGCTCATCCCATCTTCCGTGATGAGATAGGGTTTTTTAATTTTATCCATAATGTAAGCCTTCCTTTCGGTTATATATAGCCCACGGATTTCATCCGGTTAAGGTTATAGCAGATTATAATGCTCTGCCAACAGGAATCTGACGTATGTGGGGCACGCACGCTTTTCGCCGCACCAGTCCTGCACGGTGCGCCGCGGGACGCCCGCCTGCTTTGCAAAAGCGGTCTGCGACAGACCAGTGCGGGCTACCAGCTCACGCATTGGAAGATGAGCTAAATCCCAGATGGTGGACAGCCTTGCCTTCTCGGCATCCAAGTCGATGCAGCCGGAAGCGTCATCCGGGACGCTAAGAGTGATGCTGTTGAGGAACGCTGCCCTGGACGCTTCCGGGTCAGCAGCCATAACAAAGAGTTCAGCAGTAGTATACATAGTCTTCTCCTTCTTAAATCTCCCCGGTCGATGTACGCACATCGGCTGGGGACTTTTTCTTTACTCCATATCTTACAGAGCTTCAAGATACTTCGGGTAAAGGTCTTCCACTACGGCCTGTCTCTCAACGTCGTCCAGATTGCCGTTCATGAGAGCCTCGCCCTCTTCATCGGTGAGTTCGATGCTGGTAGTGACCATCAGGTCGCGAGCGTCCAGATGAGAGGTCTTGACGTCACCATCATCGGTGAGGTGCGCGTAGATCATCCAAACGCCGTTGTCGTACTCGATTTCTGTGCCGGTGGCCATAACCTTGGTTGCAAACTCGTCAGCAGTGAGCTTTTTCATAATTGTTACCTCCATGTCTCCATGTGTTTGTGTGGTGCCTTTCATTGTCTTTATTATACACGCATTGCGTATAATTGTCAAGACTTTTTTGAAAATTTTATACGCGTTGCGTGCAAATACTTGAGCGCTCATACAGCCCTGTGCTGTGTGGGCGCTTTTCTTTTTTGTCCTTCGTTGTCGCTTCGTTGTCCTTCGCTTTTTGCTGATGCGGTACACTGGATGCACAAGGAGGGATGTTTTTATGAGCTATTATCCGACACCCGGCGCGCCCTACGTTCCACAGCAGCCTGTCAATCCTTACGGCGGCATGGGTACGGTCGGGCTTGCCACTCCCCTACCCAACACGCAGATGCAACAGGCACAACCGCAGCGTCCGCAGCCGATGAATGGGCAACAGCCTGTTCAGCAGTCGGCACAAGATGGCGGTTGGTTGCTTGGTAGACCTGTTTCCAGCAGGGAGGAGTTTTTGGCAATACCGTCTGACCTGTACGGCAGACCGACCTACTGCCCGGACTTGCGCAGCGGTGTGATTTATTGCAAGCGGCTCAACCCGGACACCTGTGAATCCTATGTACAGGAGTTCTACAGCCCGGAAGCATGGCGGCAGATGCAAGCACAACAGGCACAGCAGACCGCTGCACCGACACAGCAGTACGTGCCTATTGAGCAGTACAACGCCCTTGTGCATCGGCTGGACGAACTGGAAAAGTGGCAGAAGAGCTTTTCTAAGCCCACTGCCACAGCGAAGAAAGGAGAATAAGCGATGTCCTCTCCATTTGATATGATTACTCACAGCCCCATCATGCAGCTTGCAAATCTGGCTCGTGCCGGGCAAAACCCGATGGGGCTTATCCAGCAGTTGAGCGGGCAGAATGCCCCCATCATGCAGGGCTTGAACCTGATTCAGGGCAAAAACGAAGCGCAACTCCGAACGATGGCGCAGAACCTCGCCAAAGAGCGTGGCATCGACCTGAACCAGCTGGCAAGCGTCCTGAATTTGACGCTTCCGAAGTGAGGAGACTTTGCAATGGATGATTTTGAAAACAGCCATTCCGAAAAAGATTTTGACATCAACAATCTGTGTGGCGATGACAAAATATGGGTTCCTTTAATGCTTGGCTTCATTTTCGGTGCTGCCAGCAAAAAGTGGGATGACCCAAAAGATAAAAAAGACAACCCTCCAAGCTGACTTAACGATCCTAAAATAAGCATTCCTCTAAGCGAAACGCTTCTCAGTTTTGCGGACTTGACAAAAACCGCTTTTGTTTGGCTTCGCCCATCGCATACGGCGGTGGGATAGCATACGCAAAACTGAAAGGAGTTTTGTTATGGACGATTTTGCAACTGGCTATCTGGCTGGGCAGGACGGTGGCAATAACAACGGCGGATTCTTCGGCAACGAAGGTCTGTGGGCGGTTATTATCCTCGCCATCATTTTCGGCTGGGGCACAAACGGCTATGGCCGGAACGGTGGTGACAACGGCATGAACGCCTACATCCCCTATCTGGTCGGCACTGGCGCAACCGGTCAGGGCGGTGCAGACACCCGCGCGGCTCTGTCTGAGGGCTTCTACCAGCAGGATACCTCCCGCTCTCTGGCGGGTATCCAGAGCGGTATCTGCTCTCTGGGGTATGACCAGCTGGCGCAGATCAACGGCCTCAACGCCAACATCGCGAACGGCTTTGCTGGTGTGAACAGTGCCATCTGTCAGCTTGGCTACCAGAACGCACAGCTCGTGAACGGTCTGGAACGCAGCGTGTCCAACGGTGACAACGCTATCAGCCTTGCCATCATGCAGGAGGGCAACGCACGGCAGGCGGGTCAGACCGCTCTTGCTACGCAGCTGGCATCTTGCTGCTGCGAGAACAAGCAGCTGATCGGCGACCTGAAGTACACCATCGCACAGCAGGACTGCGCTACCCGTCAGGCTATCGCAGACAACGCCCGTGCCATTGTGGACAACTGCAACGCCAACTTCCGCAGCATGATGGACTACTTCACACAGGATAAGATTGCAACTCTGACCGCCGAGAACCAGAGCCTGAAGTTCGCGGCTTCTCAGGATCGCCAGAATGCGCTTCTGACCACCGTGATGTCCCAGCAGACCGATACCATTCTGAACCGGGTCAATCCTCGTCCGATTCCCGCTTATCAGGTGGCAAACCCTAACGTGGGCGTGAACTGCTGCGGCTGCTGCTAACCTACACACTCCCCGATAACACCGGGTGAACCATCGGGGCAGGGGTGATACACCTCTGCCCCTGATTTTTTAGGAGGAAAACATTATGGCTTGCAAAACAAGCTGCAAACTCTGCCCGCACTTGGTCATCAGTCAGGCGGTCACTTTCGCCAACGATACGCTGACTATCAACATCCCTGCTGGTGCATACCAGAACGGAGAGAAGTATTGCATTGTGGTTGCCCAGAGCATACCGGACACGACCACCATCAACGCCCCTGTGGTTATCACCATCGGTGCAGGGACGACCGCATACCCTCTGACCGACTGCAACTGCGCTCAGGCAACCGCCGAGAGCATCCACACTCGCACCCGCTACGCTACCCGCGTTGCAACGTCTGCGACCGGCACCGGCACGTTCAAGTATCTTGGCTGCTTCTGCCGCTCCCACGCTGGTGCGCCCGCGTCCATTTCTTGAGGAGGTATAGATTATGGGCAAGACTAATTTTCGCCGCATGATGATGCTCCGCGACCACGACAAAGACCGTGAGCCGGAGCGTGACCGCCTTGAGGAAGAGCGTGACCGCAGGGAGCGTGAGATGGAACGCCGTCTGCGTAAACTGGAAGGCGGCAACGACCGTTATCCCTACTATCCGCAGGAAGAGAACCGCTACATCGACCCCTACCCTATCCCCCGCTACCCTGACGTAGAGAATGGGCGCAGAATGCCGCAAATTGGCTTCTCGCAGAACGGTGACTGGAACAAGCGGTCTGGGCAGTATGAGCGTGGCGGTGCAGATGGCCGCTCCATCAAGATGCCGCGCCAGCACCTCACCCATGATGAAGCAGAGGAATGGTGCGACAGCATGGTGAACGCTGATGGCACGAAGGGCTGTCACTGGACGCTGGAACAGACACAGGACGTTGCGAAACAGCGCAATATCACCTGTGACCCGAACGATTTCTGGGCTGTTATGAACATGATGTACTCGGATTATTGTCAGGTCGCAAAGCGCCAGTCCGTTGACACTCCTGGCTTCTACGCTGACATGGCAAAGGCGTTCCTTGAAGACGCAGATGCTGCAGATGGCAAGGCGTATCTCTACTGGGATTGCATTGCTGATAAGTAAAACAGAACCCCTGTGCGGTCATTGTGACTACACAGGGGTTTATTGTTATCTCCAAATCATAAAGCACTTATTGCCTACACAATCTTGAAGGATTTCTTTGAAGTCTTTGAACTTTGCGGGGTTTTCTCTACCAGCATATCCGTAAATAATGCTATCGTCATAATCACCTATAACTTTTAAGATTTCCTTGCAGGCACCTTATCGGATTTTTCCGTCACAGTCCGATTGATAAAGGAAATCTGCAATTTTAATCGGAAGCATTTTGCTTTCAACCAATCGCTCTGTTTCGTCATTGTATGATTCTAGAACGTGTTCTTTTTCGGGAGATGGTATGTCGAGAATGTCATCAAGTTTTTTATAGTGCTCTCCGACTTCCGAACCAACAAGTTCTGCAACCTTCGTTCTCAACTTGAAAAACCCGAAATAGCCCACATCCATTTCACGCCCAGTCTTTTTGCATTTGATGGTTACGCCCATTCGTCAATCCTCCAAGAAATCCTCTTGATTCAGAACTTGATTTACAATTCGTTCTGTACATTCTTTGATAACAGTAGATGCGGGGACGTGGTCTTCATAAGCTATGTTTTCATATTGTGCTCCTGCATATTCAAAGAACCTTTTGGAAAGTATTTCTGCATCCGCACGGCACAACGGCTTTAATTCGTATTGCAACGGAAATCTTCTTGTAAGCGCAGGGTCAATCCTATCAAATCGGTTTGTCGTTCCGATAATGATGACATTATTCGGCAATCTATCCATTTCTTGCATAATCGCAATAACCACACGGTTCATTTCCCCAACGTCATCGTTTTGCCCACGAGCCATTCCGACCGCATCTATTTCATCAAAACAAAGAACGCAAGGAGCGGTTCTCACATAATCAAAAATTCTCGCAAGGTTAGATTGAGTTTGCCCTAAGTGCGAATCAACTAGACTTGAAAATTGAATCCTCAAAAACGGAAGTTTTGCTTTATGAGCGATATACCTAGCCAGCATGGTTTTTCCGCATCCGCTTTGTCCATAAAGCATCAATGCTGGCAAATAAGGAATGCCCATTTCGTTCAATTTTTCAGATGCTCGATAAATAGCAATGATTTTCTGCGTTATACTTTTTTCTTCGTTCCTAAGAAGGAATCTTGCTTCTGGAAATTCTTCTGTATCCTCTGCGATCAAAAGATGCTGTAAGTTATATGGCAATTCAATAAATTCTCTTTTGCTTTCCAACTTGCGAAGCATATTTTCTTTGAACTGCTCATCTTTTTTGGATGATATGGAATTCAAAATGATTTTAACAGCTTTTTGCGCGTTTCGCATATCACCATCGCAAACAAATCGAATAAGGCGTCGTTCACTATCATTCATCTAAGAAATCCTCCAACTCAGTTTTTTTACCTAATACGAACTTTACGAGTTCTTCAATTTCTTCCAAATTGATGATTATTTCATACCATCCTGCTGAATGCCCTCTATCGTAAGCGTACCGCCAAATTTTTGCCGCTTTCTTTTCTGAAATCCCAAAACCGACTTCTTCTTGAATCGTCTTATAAATCTCTGCGTAGATTTCATCCCTGCGCTTCATTTTTTCTTGATTCAGTCGCTTAACTTCATTGTCGTAATCATCGTTGTTCTTTTGCGCTTGTTCTTTGTTCCACTTCACCGACTTATCTTCATCAAACACAAAATTTAATGGAACTCGCTTGAAACCATAAGGCTTGCATCCCATATTTGCCATTGCTTCATATTTCTGCCCAATATCAGTCCACACGTCATTCATCTAAAAAATCCTCCAATTCAATCTTTCCGTCTGCCGCAGCAGCAGCCAGAGCGTACACATACTGCCCGATGGTCATTCCGTGCCGTCTTGCTTCACGGTTGATGTACTTGCGTTCTTCCTCGCTCATAAGGATGGTAATGCGCTTAGAACGCTTGCCATCACCGCTTGCAACGCCCTGATGCGATTCCGGCATCGGGATTTTTTTCTTTGTCAAACCAGCTTCTGCTAGTGCTCCTGGAACATCGCCTTGTTCGATAAGACGTTGAACTTCTTTCGCCTGTTTCAGCTTCTTTGGCTTACTTTCGCTTACTACTGCATTGTTTGGCTGTGTTCCGCTGTCTTTGGCTTGCTTCGGCTTAATATTGCTTAACCGTGCTTCATTAGGCTGTGCATGGCTGCCTGTGGCTTCACTGGGCTCAATCTGTTCTTGTTCGGCTTCGTTCGGCTTTGCTTGGCTTACTTCTTCTTCCTTTGGCTCACTTTGGCTTAATGCCCGCCCCGAAGAAATAGGCTGGAAATCAAACCCGCCCAACAAGCCGGATGTTTTTTTGCTGGACTTTTTCACTGTGTGTCACTCCAATCAATAAAATACCCGTTGTACCGAAAAGATTTCGCCGCATTTCCAGCTTCAATCAAAACTTTTCCGGCTTTTATGGCTTCTTCGGGACTTAACGCCCCACAATGTCTTTGCGAAACAACATAATAAATCGGATTGTCTATTCCATCCCCTCGGCGGAAAAACATAACATCTTTCGAGCTGAATTTGCTTTGCAATTCAAACTCGGCTTTTTCCAACTCTTTATATCTAACTACATTCACTACACATCCCCCTCTACAATCATCTTCGCCAACGCCTTGAAATCCTCTGCGCTGGTACTCTTTGCCGTGTCACCACTGAACAGGCTGTGACGCTCTGCCTGTGCCTTACGAACGCCCATAGACGGTCTAATTTTCACGTCCAGTAGCTTTGTTCCCATGCTTTGTGCAATTACAGGAAGCTGCTCCACAACCTCTTTGGACAGGTTCTCACGGCTCTTGTACTGGTTCAGAAGCAGACCTTCAATCTTCAAAGTCGGATTGAAGTATCTGCGAACATCGCCGATGGTCTGCGAAAGCTGGCTCAAACCAGCCAGTGCGTATCGGTCTGCTGTGATGGGAACGATGATGCTGTTGGCGGCGATCAGCGCGTTCACAAGCGCAAGACCAAGCTGCGGGGGAGTGTCTAGCACAATGTAATCGTACTGCCCAGATACGCTTTCAAGGGCTTCTCGCAATCTGAAGTTCTTGCCCATGTCCCGGACAAGCTGCTCGTCAATGTCCTTCAATGCGTTGTCGGACGGAAGAATGTCACCAGCTTCACAGTGCTGGATTCCTTCTTCGACCGTACCTTGCCGGGTCATCACATCAAACAAGGTGCATACGTCCTCTGTCTGTGCTCCGTAGGTATCCGTTGTGTTGCACTGGGCATCGCAGTCCACCAGCAGTACCTTCTTTCCGAGCAACTGCAACGCACCGGCCAGACAGGTGCTTGTGGTAGTCTTTCCTGTGCCGCCCTTCTGGTTGGCGACAGCTATGATTTTTGCCATTTTATCACTCTTTCTTTATTCAAGATAATCGAACCCGAATGTCGCAAACTTGCTTAACTGAGAATCCTTGATAACCGTTCGAAGGTAAGCTTCTGGCACTTCAACATCCGGTTTGCCCTTTACGGCTTGCTCGTATGCGCCCTGCACAATGTTCACAACAGCATCCTTCTTCTTGTCTTTGCGAATATTCGGGTATTCAGATTTTATTCGCCTTGCAACAGACCTTGCAATGCTTGCACACTGCTTTTCGTCAACGCCCGGCATCAGGCTTGCCCAGTCAACATCTTCGTATGCGCCGTTTCTAGGGCTTTTTACAGGCTTTTCGTTGTCAGAGACGTCTCTTAATGGGGTTGTCTCAATCTCGCTGGATTCGGCATCTATGACCGGCTCAGAGCGTTTTATCTTTACGTCAAAGATAATCGATACTGTTCTGTGCCCAACAGTCCGTTTTTTATACGACACAGAAATGTCGGATATTTCATTGATTTCAGCAACGGCAACATCCAAGACCTTTGCTCTAAAAAATTTGAACTGGTCATAACTGCTTGCTGTCGCACCAAGTTGCTCCTTCAGCTTCTTGATGCTGATTTCATGCCCCTTCGACCCCATGTTCATCCAGTCACGAAGAATTGAATAAAGCAATATGCTATACTGAGACTTCATGCTTGCCGTGTATCGCAGACGATACCGAACATACCCTTTTTCTGCAATATCAAAGAACACAGGCTGCAACAAAGGGTTGCATCTGATTGAGACCATGTATGTAAAGCACTCCGGGTCAAATCGAATTTGCGCCATAGCAAACAGGGTGTACAGAGTGTATTCGTCCTTCCCTTCAAGAGGGACGGCTACTGTGTTCTCAATGAAGTGCCTAAGCTGTTGCTTCAAATCTTTACTGTTCAGACGGATACCCAAAAAGTCACAGTATTCTTTCAGTGTGAACTGAACAGTTGCACTTTCAGGGTCGCGAGGGTTGATTCTTGACAGGTATACTTCTAGCAGACGAAGTTCTCCAGCGGTATAGTCCCTGAACTTTGCCCACACAAGAGCCTTGCTCTTTTCTACGAGATTGTTCATTGACAAGTCTCCCAAGTTCTCACATCCTTCCCACTTGTTGATACCAGTATATCACAACACGGTTGAATTATCAAGAGTTCATTTCTACCATCATGCAGATTTGGTATACCTGTCCGTGCAGATTTTGTATACCTCTATGCAGTTTTAGTATACCTTCGTGCAGATTTGGTATGCCTCCTTACATATATTAAACAAGATACTAAACAAGAGAGATAAATAACATCTACTAAATAGCAAAGAAGCAGACACTTTTCAACACACACTTCTTGAATTTTCAAATCTTGTTGAAAACAATAGCATCCAAAGCCAATAAATGCAAGCTAGAAGCAAGCCGAGAGGCGCACCATCTACGGTTAGGCACGTTAAACGAGGACAAAAAGTGGATGGAAAGGTATACAAAAACTGCACAGAGCGTTCTTTCGATAGCGGTTTTATTGCGCAAAACACAAATATGCGATAATACGTTGTTATTGTACAATGATGTTTAACTATGTGTGCACCATGTATGAACTAAAGGTATACTAAATCTGCATGAAATGGGGCAAAATTAAACGTGCTTACGTTGTTAGCGCTTTCTAACGTGTACAAAATGTGGATGAAAAACTTTTAAGCCGATGTTATGGGGGGACGGATTGACGAACCGATTAAATGCAAGCTGCGTATTATCGCTACTACGTTATTTATTCCGCGCAAATATTGTCGATTCATAGCCTATGGGGGACAAATTGACAAGGCGAAGGTATACCCAATCTGCATGAAACGTGTACAAAAAGTGGATAAACGTGGATAAAATGTTCTTCAAAAACTGCGATAATTCGACAATCAGCCAGTTATATTATTTGGATTCACGGTATAAGAATCGTTGGACTTCATAGCAGCTTCCGTTCCAGCGTCCTGCGCCTGATAGAGAATTTCCATCTTCGGGGCGGCTCCATTCGGGTCTGGGTCTGTTCCGGTAGCTTGCGCTATCTCGTAGTTGCCCGATACCATCCGGCAAACAGAGACCCTGTCCTTCAACGGTGTGTGGAGGTTTGCCAGAACCTCCGTCAGCACACCCATATGGTCTGAGCCGTGATCTCCGTACCGGATATACAACAAGGCATCTATCTCATAGGAAGAACATTCCATCATAGCATCTATGAGAATCTGCCGCTTCTCCAGACCAGGAAGGTCATCTTCCAAATGCTCCAGCAGCCCCGGGTAAATGCAAGCGTCCATGTATCGAGCCGCCGATACACCACAGCAGGTAAACCAGCGCATAGCCGTTGGCAGGGAAATAGCTGCCAGGCCTTGCTCCCAATTGGCGACCGTGCCACGATTTATGCCCATCCGTGCCGCCAGCTTCTGCTGGCTTAGACCAGAGTGCATCCGTGCCATCTCTAATGCTTTGGCCGTTCTTACTAAATATTCATCCATAAATTCACGCCCTTTCAACAAAATTCTGCAAAACTGCCGGATTCGACAAGCCAAAAAATGGAAAAAGCTGCTATGGAGAACCAACAGCAGCCTGTGTTATAACTATATTGTCAAAAAATTCCAAATAGAAAGGAAACACAAAATGAAAGAAACTGCAATCTGGAACCATGAACGTATGCCAATCATCGACGGAATGCCCGCCAGCATTACCGATGGGCAGCCACACACACCTGAACCATGGGAGGAAAGCTAATGAACCGAACTGTAGATGCTCTGATTGTCCCATACGCCCGCAGACGGACGCTGGAGCTTGTCCTGAGCCTTTCTGGGTACGAAGCTGATAAAGATGCTTACCTCGAAGCGAAAGGCATCCTAGAACGTGCCGTAGCCGCCTTAGACGATGGGCGCGACCCGGCAGATAACATCGAACGCATTGACGGACAGCTCGTAGAGCTGTGATTGGAGGAAAAATGGATAGGCGTTGTCCCTTTTGACTTGAACGCTCGTGGCTTCCCCGATGAAAAGTAACGGATGCGAAGAAAACATTCGATTTTTGCAAAGTTGTTCAAATTGTATTGACTATACAACTGAAAGATGTATAATCGTATCAAATGAACAATCGTATTTACTGATCGGGAGGATATGCTGCAATGAGCGAACAAGAAAGAGCTAAGATTGACAGGTTTATCGCATGGCTGTTGGAACACCCTGATAAGATTCCGGCAGCGGAGCAAGCCTTAGGCCTAGAATAACAGAAAACCCCTTGCGCAGAGCTACACCAGCCCGGCACAAGGGGTTTTTATTTTACCGGGTCAGAACCATTTCTTTTTTCGGTTTCTACGGTAACGATATTTTCTGCTGTTGCCATATAGCACACGGTCATTGCCTTTTAACAAGGCCTGCATGAACCAAAAGCAAAAGGCGCAGCCGCACAACAAGTAATACACGGGCTTACCTCACATCTTCTCGATCAGGTTCATCAGCGCTTCACGCTGCGCTGTCGGCATAGATTCAAGCTTTTTTCTAATCCGTTCCACTGCTGCATCGACTTCACTTTGCGGCTGCTGGGGCGGGTTTTCTTTTTGTTCGCCAGTGAGAAGGTAGTCTACCGATACGTTGAAGTAGGCTGCAATTTTAGAAAGAACCTCTGCGGACAGGCTCTTGGTTCTTCCAGCTTTCAATTCGGAAAGAAAACTGCGGCGAATCCCAATGTTGCTACAAAGGGTTCCGTCTTTAATGCCCTCTTTTTCACAGAGTGTATGGATGTTGCTGTACAAGTCCGACATAAGAACACTCCCATATTTGTGCAAGTATACAAATGCACAGAATTTTGTACAAAAGAGTTGACTTGTACAGAAGTCTGTACTATAATACAGACATGGGCAGTACAGAACACTGTACGGTATAAACTCTTTACACCCTTATATTAGTACAGTTTTCCGTACTTGTCAATAGATTTTAGCAAATGGAGGTGGAATTTTGAAAGAAAACTTCCGTTCTGGCTTTGAGCTGGAAGTGAAGATGAAGCTGTTGCAGCGAGGTATGAAGCAAACGGAGCTGATTCAGGCGGTTCAAAGCGATACTGGATTGTTCCTTGACGATTCGTACCTCTACAAGATTCTTCGTGGCGAGCGAAAGCCGGAGAAGATTATCCAGAGCATCTGCAAGATTCTTGAAATCGAGCAGAAGGAGGACTGAACATGAGGCGGTTTATCACTTTAAAGGTTGAAGTTGACCTTGAGCACCCGGAAGAAGCGCACCACGCCATTGACGAGGCGGTCAAGGCCTACGAAGAAAGCAAAAAGCGCTGGGATGCCTTTGAAATCAACGAAGCCAAAAGCAGAGCACGAGACATTTTGCACAACCTGTGCAATGAAGGCTACAGTATGATATGGACGGTTACGGATGGCGCTGTCGGCCTGACAATCTGGAAAAGCTTTAAGGAGCCTTGCGTTGGCCAGTGCTATATGCCAAAAGAAAGCCTGTTTGACATCTGGGTCGAAAAGCTAGTTGCGCTGTGCATTGCCACAGGAAAGGAAGTCCCGAAGTTCATCATAGATAAGGCTGGTGAGTGCTGGTGATGAAATTTCGTAAAGCGCAAAGCCGTAAGCGCAGGCTAAAGCTTGCAATGGCTGCTGGCGTATCCAGAAACGATGCTAACAAGGTGCTATGGATGGAGAAATCCATCAACCAGTGCTTTGAACGGCACAATCGGGAAGCCAAAAAAAGCGGGTAAACCGAATGAAGATGGAGATTAAATATTGCGAGCGCTGCGGAGTTTTTTTGGGTAGGGTAAACCCACGCAAAAAATATTGCACACAATGTAAAAGGGATGCCTCGTGCGAACAAAAGCGCGCGAGACGTAAAGCATTGAGTTCAGGACGTGGGTTCACTCCAGTAAAAACCGTGTGCCAATGGTGCGGTAAGCCAATGATTAAAATGTCTGCGGCACAAAAGTACCACAAAGATTGCGCGAAAGATGCAGCTTTTGCAAGTATTGCGAAACATCAGAGCATACGAAGAGAACGAGCCTTAAACGAGAAAGCACTGGAAGAAAAAAAGATTCCATCCATAGGGCAGGTTCAAGCTCTTGCAGATAAGATGGGCAAGCATTACGGTGAGGTATCGAGGATGCTTGCAACAGGGGAACTGACTTATGAATGGTAAATACTACGACCAGCGGGAAATCCGTTGGCACAGCCGTGAAAAGGAACGGCTGAAAAACATTCAAAAACGAAAGGAGAAAAATGAAAGCACTTGTAGAAATCGCCATGATCTGGGGCATTGTCTTAGCGTTTATTCTCGCAGTGTTTCTGCTGAACTTCTGGCTGGTGCATCACATCGAGCTTTTAGTCGGAGCTAAGGCGACATGGTACATCATAGGTGTTGGCGCTTTGATGACAACCGGTTGGATTTTCAGACGCAGAGAATCAAAGAACACAGAGGAAAAGGCATGACGCTGGAAGCCGCTCTTGAAGAACGCGATATGAAGGCATCGGAGCTTATCCGCAGAAGTGGCGTGTCGGCTCCAACGATATACAACATTACAAGCCCGAATAAAGCGCCATACAAGACGGGCGTTAAGGCTGATACGCTTGCAAAAATAGCTGAAGTGCTAAATGCAATAGTCGTGATTGATGCAAGCAAACCATTTTTATTCGATATCATTCTGAAAGAAGGGACAAAATGAAAACCGTAAAAGGAAACGTGCTTACCATACTTGGTATCGTCGCCGCAATCGTAGCCGTTAGCTGTGGCGATACAATAAATGGATGCGAGAGTACAGTACAGATGCTTGGATGGGCATTTGTTTCGCTGATGTTACTAGCCACCGCTCTGGTTTTGTGTGCGCTTGGAGTGAGCTCGGAAAAAGAGCACGAAGATAACGAACGGATGGGGAAGTTGAACCGCATTCCCGCTCATACTAACAAGTGGAGGGATGTACGGTGAAATGCCCAGTGTGCGGTAGCGACAACATTACAACGGTTGACAGCCGGTCAGACCACGACAGCATCGTTCGCAGAAAAAAGTGCCTTGTCTGTAACCATCGGTGGTCTACCATCGAAATTGACAAAGACCAGTGGTACAGTGCGTTGCAAATCAAAGAGAAACGTAAGAGGGGGAGACCAAAAGATGATTAACCTTGACAGGTTCGGTGGCGTTACAGAGCCGGAGGACGGCGTGTATTTCCTGACCCATGAGCAGGAAGCAGAAGCCAAAGAAGCTGACCGGCTGGCTGAGATTGAGGACTTGCGGTCTGAAATCGAGGACAGGGAAGCGGAGTTGAAAGACCTCCGGGCACAGTTGGAGGAGCTGATGGCTGGTTGATTTTGTACAGCCAAGTTAAGCCAAAGTAAGAACAATGAAGCCTAATAAAGCCGAAGAAAGGAAAGAAAAATGGCAGTATTAGTAATGGTCTACGGTCACTCCGGCAGCGGTAAATCCGCTTCGCTTCGGAACTTTGACCCGGAACAGGTTGCGGTTATCAACGTGCTTGGAAAGCCGCTGCCGTTCCGCAGCAACATGAAAACCTATATCACAAACGACTACGGCAAGATTGATGCTGCAATCCACAGCACCAAGCGTAAGTCCATCGTCATTGACGATGCCACCTACCTTATGACTGGCGAGTTCATGCGGAACGCAAAGGTCGCTGGATACCAGAAGTTTACCGACATGGCAGCCAACTTCAACACCTTGCTGATGCGGGCGAAAGAACTGCCGGATGATGTTGTGGTCTACTTTTTCGGTCACAGCGAGCGTGACGGAGACGGTGGCGAGAAGTTCAAGACCATCGGTAAGCTGCTGGACGAGAAGGTCTGCGTGGAGGGGTACTTCACCATCGTCCTGAAAACCGTTGTACAGGATGGGCGATACCTGTTCAGCACTCGCAATGATGGGATGGACACCGTGAAAACCCCTCTGGGAATGTTCAACGATGCACTGATCGAGAACGACCTCGCCGCCGTAGACAAGACCATCCGTGAGTATTACAACATCCCGGTTCAGCCGGACAGCAAAGGAGAGTAACAGATGAAGAACATCAACTGGAATGACGTGCAGGAAGCCACCGAACGCCGTGACTTGCCTGTTGGCGGCTATGTTGCCGGTATCTGCAAGGCAACGGACGAACCCGCAAAGGAGCGTCTGAACATCGAGTGGGAAGTCGCAGAGGGCGAGTTCAAGGGTTACTGGCGTGAGCAGACAGCTTCCCTTATCGAGCGCGGTAAGCTGAATCCGGGCGAATGGGCATGGGGCGGCAAGACCATCAAGAGCTACAAAGAGAAGGCGCTGCCATTCTTCAAGGGTTTCATCACCGCTGTGGAGCAGTCCAATCCCGGCTACAAGTTCAACAACGATGAAAAGGCCCTGCGTGGCAAGCTGGTCGGCGTGGTTCTCCGTGAGGAAGAGTACATGGGCAACGATGGCAACGTCAAGACCAAGCTCGTTGTTGACCGCTTTACCAGCGTGGACAAGATTCGTTCCGGCGATTATGAAGTCAGACCGAAGAAAACGCTGTCTGGTGGGTCTGGCTCCGGCTACTCGCAGGGTGTGAACGATGACTTTTCCGTGATTGAGGACGACGGTTCGCTCCCTTTTAACTAACGGTTACGCTACCGGAACAAAAGGCGAGAAAGGAACGCTATGTTTTACCGTCCGAAAGTAGTTCGATGCCGCCTGAAAACTGGCGGGAAAAGCATCGAACAAATCAAAGAATCCCACAAGGGGCAAGGGCTGGTTTATCGGGATTTTGAAAGTCTCCAACAGATGTACGATGCTTTTTCTGGATTGATTGTTGAACTGTCCCTTTGGGAGTATGACAACCACGAAAGTTATCATCTCGAAAGCTGGAAGCCAGAAGATGATGAAAAAGTTATGATGGGCGTTTATTACGCAGAGCAAACGCATCCGTTCCCTCGATACAAGAACGATTTTGAAAAATTCAAAGTGGACTGGGAAGCAAAGAAATATGAATGCGAAGGCGCATCTCTTGTTTTTGAGCCAGCAGATGTTGAAGAACTCGAAACCATCTGCGAAGAAGTTCCTTCGTCTTGACCGCCTACCTTATATAAGAGCTGCGCTATCTGGCTGGACGGGCGTTTGGAAAGATGATTACCTGCTGTCTAAACTGCACATCGCGCCACCAAGCCTGCCACGACACTTGCGAGAAGTACAAGGCAAAGAAGAAAGACTTCGAGGAACGCAAGGCGTTCGTGTATGAGCTGAACCACAGCCAGAGCGTATACCGCAGAGACTACGAGGATAAGCACCGGGAAAAGGGCAAGAAACGGTTTCTCGGAAGTGAATTTAGAGGTGAACGATAAATGGGAGCTTTCATTGCAAGACAACCTAATGGTCTTCTGTGCCGGTTTTCTTCGGTGGTCGATTGCATTACCGATTACAACATGACCGAAGAAGAATACATCGAAATGTGTGCAGAAAAAGCACGAAAAGAAGCACGAGATGTTCTTGACCACTATATGCAACCGTTTGAACTGGTGGACAAGCGATTCTGCCCGAACAACATGACAGTGGAAGAACACAAGCAAATCATGAAGGAAATGGAAAAACCTGCTGACAAGGCAACTTATATTCCGTGAATTTAGAGGTGAACGAGGATGAGACTTGTTGACGTAGAGCCGTTTATTGAAACGTGGAAGAAAAGCGGGAACGATAAAAAAGACAAAGCCAAGGCGCTTATGAACAGCGGAATTTACTCTGAATACGATAAAGGCGTTGCCCTTGACGCTGTTGCTGACCTTGTTTTGGCACTTGCCAAACAGCTTGAAAACTACCCATCTATCGCATGGACAAGTGTCAAAGACGAATTGCCTGAAATGACGGAAGAAGTTACCGAAGTAGATGGAGACAGAGAATGTACGCTTTGGTATGAAAGCAAGCCTGTTCTGGTATTTGACGAAACAGTATATGACGAAACGAGCAGAATGCAAACGGCAGTACTTACAGACGATGGTGATTGGCTGACAACGTTTGATGAAAAACGACTTGAAAACGTAACCCACTGGATGCCTTTACCCGATGAACCAAAGGACAACGCATGAACACCGGCAAGCAGTTTGAAGCAGACTTCAAGGCATCTGTCCCGTCCGATGCGTGGTGCTACCGTTTGAAAGACAGTGCTGCCACCTACTACGGCGGCAACGAGAACCTGTCCTTTTCCATCGACAACATCTGTGACTTCCTTGTGTACCGATACCCAATGAACCACCTGTTTGAGCTGAAAACCATCGAAACGCCCTCTATCCCTCTGGAAAAGGTGTTCGGCAAGTACGACAAGGAAAAGTGCAAGTACCGCAAGGAAAAACACATCACAGACATGATGGATGCGATGGGGTACAGCGGTCAGACCGCCCATGTGATAGTCAACTATCGGGCAGTCAACCGAACCTTTGCAATCCCCGCCAGCAAAGTTCTGGCGTTCCGTTACAACGAGAGCCGGAAGAGCATCCCTTGGCAGTGGGCAGAACAAGAGGGGATAGAGGTCAAAGCAAAAAGGCTGCGTGTCCATTGGCGGTATGACGTGGATGGGCTGCTAAAGAGATTGGAGAAAGAGAATGAGCATGAAATGTGACCGCTGCGGAGAAGTGTTTAACCCTGAACCGCCCGATGAGATGGGAAGGCATAAGCCCAATGCCGTGATTCTGGTTGATAAGAACGTGCATGACGCATGGGACTACTGGAGTTGCGATTGCTATGATGAACCGTTTCTTTGCCCCTCTTGCATAGCAAAGCTGAACGACTGGCTGAAAGGAGAACAGAAGTGAGCAAGAAAGTTTCAGACATCTTGCCCGAGACGGAAATCTTGGCGCAGTTGGCAGAAGAAGCATCCGAGCTGGCATAGGCTGCGTTGAAGCTGCGCCGTGCGCTGGATGGCACGAACCCGACACCGAAGAGCGTGAAAGAATGCCGAAAGGCATTTGAGGAAGAATATGCAGATGTTGTGAACTGCAGTATTGCTTTGGACTTGGACGATGCAGCCTTTGATCGAATGCAGAAAATGCAACACGAAAAGGAAGCCCGTTGGCTCTCTCGCCTTGAAGCAAAGGAGAATAAAAATGGCTGAATATTATGTTGGATGTGGGCTATTCGGAACCATCTATGCCGGAACGATGATGAAGCAACGGAAAGATGGATTGCAACTATGGAGAAGCAAGTCTGATGTGACCGATGAAGCGGTCTCCGCTGTTCTGTCTCATTTTGTTATTGAAATGGATAGTTTAGACAAAGCGAAACTCGAAAAAGTGTGGGGCGTTACTGGAAACAAGAAGCTAAAAGTTACATTCGAGCTTTCCGCCGATAAGGAGCAGTCAGATGAATAAGCGCAGAAACCGCCCCTCGAATGGCAATCAGGCAATGTCATCCAACCTCCGCAAAATTGCACGGCAGAACCAGTTGTACGGCTTTCGCATGGCTCTGGATGGTGTCACCGCCACATGGGGCGCACTGATCCAGAATCTTCGGTGCGATGCAGACCTGACCGATGAACAGGTGCAGAAAATCATCCGCATTGGTGATAGGTACTGGGAGATGGTTGGACAGTTCAAAAGCGAAAACATGACCACTGACGAGTTTGCGGATTACATCACCGCAAAGTCAGAACAGGTAGAAAAAGAGTTGAGAGAAAGGTGGAGCTAACAATGTTTGAATTTGTAACCCGCTGGCTGGTCTGCTTAGTCCTGCTGGCGGTAGTAGTTCAGTCTGAACGGACAATCAAAAACACGGTAGACAACCTGTTTGAAAAACGGCAGGCAATGCTTGTCTGGCTGTTCGTCAACGTGTGTCTGGCCGTTTGTACGGCTGTTGTGATGGGGTGGAAATGATGGACAACGAACTTTACTGCCCGATGAAGATGACCAGCAATCCGCTTGGTCGGTGCGTCTGCGAGAAAGAAAAGTGCGCTTGGTGGCGGCAGGTTGAAAACTGTTGTTCCGTCTGGTGGATTTCATGTAAGCTAGACGGCATCGAAACGAAAATGAAGAGGTAAGAGTATGAAAAAGCGAATTTACCTTGTTCTCGAAACCGAAGCAGACGAGGATGACAAGAGCATCCTTAGCGATATTGAGCAGGAACTTGGAATGGCTACGCACTATTTTGAAACCTGTTCTTATAGCGAAATTGGCTTTGAGGGCTTGCGGATAAGCACATTTGAGAAGCCGCCCAAGAAAGAAGATGCAGATGAAAACGGCTATGTGACGGCGATTGCTGGGCAAATTACAAAGTCCGATTGCGTAGGTTATCCATATAAGTGGTTGTGGAATGTAGTTGCAAAGCATCCATGCGCATACCCTGTTTGGAAGCCTGTCAAGGAGGTCTGATACATGGCAACACCCAAACCAAAAATGAAAAATATAGAACCGGATATTTTGATTATTAACGTGATTGCGAAGAAAAACGATGGAACCATTGAACTTTCAGTTCCAGATGACGTATTCAATCAGGCAGAACAAATTTTGCTAAAGAGTGAACGAGGCGTATTTTGCAAAACTTTTTTGTCGGAGGCATGTAATGTCAATTAACAAAAAAATTCGTGAAATTATATATCAAAAATACGGCGGACGCTGTGCTTATTGCGGGAAAGAAATCTCTTACAAGGATATGCAAGTAGATCATTTCAAACCATTACGGTCGTGGGAAACAAAAGACAAAAACGCCAATGACGTTTCAAATCTCATGCCCGCTTGTCGTATGTGCAATCATTATAAACGTGCAAATTCCTTAGAAGTGTTCCGACGATACATTTCTGAAATTCCACGCAAGCTAAGAAACGACTACATTTATAAAATCGGCGTAGCTTATGGAAATGTAATTGAAAACGAAAAGCCAATCGAATTTTTCTTTGAAAGAGTAGAAAAAGAGCAAAAGAGGTGATAACTCTTGGCAACCCCCCCAAAGCGTGGTCGTGGCAGACCGCCGCTGACCGAAGCTGAAAAGAAAAAGCGTGAGAAGCGGGCGCAAAAGGCGAAAGAAGAAGCCGCTGCGAAGCGTGAAAAAGAGCGTGAGAAGAAGAAACAACAGATGCTTAACAAGCGGAAATCTATCCGCTCACAGGTAAGTAAAAAGGTGAAAGAGCAACAGGAGTTGGCAATCACGAGGTCGAAGATGATGAACACAGGCGATTTGCAGTCGAGAATCGGTGATGAAGAGGACAAGAAGGTCATCGGCATGATTGCAGCCAAGTATTTTGGCGACCTTCCGAGCGTGGACATGAACAACCCAATTGAAGTGCAGCAGCGCCTTGACTTCTTTTTTGACGCTTGCATCGAAGCTAGAATTTCCCCTGTGGTGGAATGGATTGCACTGGTTCTGGGCATCGAATGGGTGAGCTTGAAGCAAATTATGGCGGGCAAGCGTCGTGACGACAGCTTACAACAGAAGTACATCCTGAAACTGATTCTGCAAATGCAGTCCATGTGGGCGTACAACGGTATGTACGGTCAGGAGAACCCGGCAGAGTGGATTTTCCGGGCCAAGAACTACTTTGGTATGCGTGACAACGTGGAAGTCACCGTTGCACCGCCTGAACAGCCGTTGGGTGATGCCCAGAGCGCAGAACAGTTGGCTCAGAAGTACCAGACGGCTTTGCCAAAAGGGATTGACGTGGAGTACAGAGAGGTGACAGAGAGGTGAAAGAACTTATTGCTTTCTTTTTGTTATCTTGGGCGGTTGCTTTTTTGATTATCAACAATTTTAACGATAAGGAGTAAAACATGAAAAAAGTAGCAACTATTATTTCTTCTGTGGTAGCAGCATTTTTTGTTGCAGTGGTTCTTTTGCTGTGTTTGGAGAGAGTACCTGTTGGTTATGTTGGAGTTGTTTATTCAGCACGAGGTGTTGAGCAGAACACCTTGTCACAGGGTTGGCACTTTCTTTCTCCCATGAAGCACGTTAGCAAGTTCCCTATCAGTCAGCAGCAACTTATTTTTTCGGATGACCCGGCAGATTATAACGCAAAAGAACACGCAGATTGGCATATTGATGCTCCTGCAAGCGGTGGAATGGTTGGAGTAAACCTTACCGTAAATTATAACTTCATTCCAGATCGTGTTGTTGAACTCTACAGCCGTTTTAACGGAATGGATGGCGAAACGCTTGTGGAAAGCCGCATCCAGAACAGCATTATCGCCTACGTCAAGGAGGTAACGCCCCAGTTTTCTGTAATGGATATTTATTCTGAAAAGAAAACGGAAGTAAACAACGCAATCACAAATTATTTGAACGAAAAGCTTACCAATGAATACGGAATCAACGTTTCAAGTGCCCTCGTGATTGACGTAGAGCTGGATGACACCCTGACCGAAAAGATTAGAGCGAAAGAACAAGCAAAGCAGGACGCTGAGATCGCTGAGCTGAACAAGCAGACTGCTCTTGCACAGGCTGAGACGGACAAGGTGAAGGCTCAGACGGAGGCCGATGTGAAAGTGATCGAAGCACAGGCAGAAGCAGAATCGAATCGTATCGTGTCGGAATCCATCACTCCCGAACTGATTCAGATGAAAGAAGCTGAAGCCAGACTGAAGCATGGATGGGTTACTGTCAATGGAGCAGATACAGTCGTAACAAAAGCCGATTGACGGGGAACATAAAGAGGAAAAAACATGACTAACGGCGATTTTATCCGCTCTATGACGGACGAAGATATTACAGAAAACTTTACGCGGGGCATCTGTGAGCTTATCAAACATCGTGACCCGGAGCGTTGCCAGAACCGTGAGCATTGCTTTCATTGCGTCAAGGACTGGCTGAAAGAGAAGAACAAAATCATGGTGAGGGCTGACAAATGGGAACTTTGATTGACTTTTCCGACCCCTGCCTACGCACATTCCTTCCTGTCCTCTTGCAAGACCACACGACAGGCAAGAACATTATCTGGGCGACAGACCCGCCGCCTGAACTAGGCGTGGGCTTTGCAGATGAAATCACGCTGGAACAGTTGGAAAAAGTTCAGTTTGTCCCTCGTGTGCAGAAACGGATTGCAGACCAGAAGAAGCGCACCAGCAAGAAAGCTGAGGTGTTCACGCCGACTTGGGTTTGCAAGAAGATGGCAGACGTTGCAGAGAAAGACTTGGTAGGCGAGGACTGGAAAGAGTACATCAACAAGACTTGTCTTGAAGTCACCTGTGGAGAAGCGCCGTTCCTCACAAGCCGATACGATACCACGACAGGACAAATGATTGCCGTGCCGGACAGAATCGGTCTGCTGGATAGAAAGCTGAATGTTTTGGCAGAGCAGTTCCATGACTACGATATGTGGATGTGCTGGGCAATCAGTGCCTACGCATCGACATACGGCTATGAGTGGCAGGGAGACAACCTCTTGCTGGCAAGGTGCAACCTGTTCCTGACGCTGATTGAAAATTTCAGGTATCGGTTTGATGGTAAAAGGTTGGAAATCGGCTGTATGCCTATGTCCCTTGACTGTATCACAGACATCATCTCATGGAATGTTTGGCAGATGGATGGTTTGAAAAAGACCGTACCCGGCACAGATATTCCGTGCAAAATCAAAGACTGGGAAGCTTACAAGGAAATCCTGTTCAAGGATGTTGGGGAGAACGAGCAATGAAAATCATTACATATCCTGACGGTCGTTCAGAACAGGTTGGAACGCCGTTAGAACTAGCGCAGTTTATGTTTGGTTTGACTGAATATCAAACTATGCAGAAGTTCAAGAAGCTGATTGATTCTATTCCGCAACAGATTGAAAACCCAAAGAAAAAACGCGCATCTAAAAAGAAAGCAGGCGAATCTGATGCAAACTGACAGAGGAATCTACCACAAGCGAGTGTGTGACCGCTGCGGAGCAGTTCTGGGCGGCAGGATGATGAACCCCGACGAATACTTCAAGGACTGGGCGTGGCGCAGGGACACAGGCGACCTGTGCCCGGAGTGCTATGAGGAGTATAAGCGAGTGATTGGACGGTTCAATGCCAACAGAAGGAGAAAGAGAGGGCAGAGATAATGGATGTTTACTGCACCACCGAACATTGCTCTTGCATGGGCATCAAGCAGTTCTCTGCTGGAAAAGCTATCCGATGCACAGCAGAATCCTGTGAGAACAAATCAGAGCCGTCCTGTGGCTCTTGCAAATGGTACGCAGAGCCAGAGGGCGTGTGTGTGAACGACCAGTCAGAACACGTTGCAGACTTCGTGTTGGACGAACGTGGATGCAAAGAATGGGAGAACAAAGATGACAACAGGGGAGAAAATCAGGAAGCGAAGATATGAGCTTTCCGTAACTCGACAAGAACTTGCAAAACAACTCGGTCATGGTTCAAACTACATTGCAAATGTAGAGCTTGGCTACAGGATTCTTGGCGAGCGAGAACTTGAAATTGTAGCAGACTATCTAAAATGCAACGCATCTGACTTAAAGTCTACGTTAATTGACCCCACCAATGACGATTTCGGAGCGGTCTGCAACTGCGCTGTCCGCTACTGCTTGGGCAGACGGTCATATATGCCTAGCCTTGTCTGCGGACACATCACACCGCTTTTGCCGGAGCTGACCGACAAGACGCTTGATTGCTTTGAGCGTGACATTGCAGAGCGCAAGCGGACAGGCTTTGACTTTGACGATTCCTGCGACTGCGAAACGTGGGATGCGTTCTACAAGGCGGTTTGCAAGGAGATTGAAGGGAGAAAAAGCAATGAGTGACGTTTTGATGGGCGTTTTGCTTTCAATTTTTGTTGGAATGGTGGTTATTGTTAACGTCTGCACATTTGAGTATTTTGCATGGATGATTGCTGGAGGAACGTCTATATACGGAATGGCTATTGAAGCATTAGCGCATATGATTGCTTTTGCTATTGGCTTTTATCTGCTGTGCGTCAAATATAAGAGGTGATAGAGATGGCTAACACCCTTTGGTATCCAGCAAGCGAACCGCCACGAAAGCGGACGCAGCCTTTGTTGCTTGCGACTAAGACAACGTGGCGTGATAAGGATGGAAAAATGTTGCAAGGAATCTCGCCGACAGCATACTTTCTAGGCTGTTACGCAGATGGTCAATTCTGGGATGAGATAGGTGAGAGATTGCCGAAAAATGTAACGGTGACGCATTGGATGGCGTTTCCGATGGTGTAGGAGGACAATATGAGTGAAAGCGAAGTGATTTGGCACTCCATTGAAAAAGAAGGGCTTCCACCTAACGATTGCAATGCGGTGCTTGTTTCAATTCAAACCCTTAAAACCCTTATTGGAGACAAACCAGAAGTATTTGAGGCGGTTTGGAAGGGTCGATGCTGGGCTGATACCTACGAAGGCTACTACAATTTCGAGAAAAGCGAGTTTGGCGAAAAGTACGCACAAGTGACGCACTGGGGCAAATATGCCAGAACCACCTACGGAGGACTAAATATGGATGGATTTGAAGCGTTAACAGAAGCGATGAACCGATGTGCTGCATCAATTGAACAGCTTGCAAATGCTATCAGACAATCCGAAACGCGGTGTGGTTACATCAAGCAGAAGCACAATCGACCTGTATACCGTAAAGGCGCAAAACTACATGAAGGCCACAAGCGAATTATGAGAACGAGAGAGGGATTTAGAAAGTGAAAAAGCTTGAATTTCCTGAGGATTTCTTTGCATACGAAAACCCAGACTGCCCCGACAAGGACATTGAAAAAGCCGTGAATAGAATGAAGAATTGGATGAAGGGCGAAACCTATAAGAGCAACCCTTGGTTCTTTATGGCAGCTGGTAACTATCTGATTGTCGGTCTGATTGCTGAGGATGGGCAGAAAACAATCTACGTTGCGCGGCAATATTATGAGATAGTCAATATTCCGGGCGAAGGTTGGCTGCGTGAACCTGACGCTGAGTGCTTGTTTAATGGAGGATTAAAGATGGAAGAACTTAAGAGATGCCCGTTTTGCGGTGGAAAAGCTGTATTTTCCGTTAATACCGCATCTTCATGCAACCTTCTGCGAGGGTATGAATTTAATATCCGATGCTCTAAATGCAAAGCCACAATTCCTGATAGATGCTATCAAATCGAGTTCAAAATGAACGATAGTGGGGAGATAGAAATTATCCACGATGGACGCAAAGACGCTATCGAAGCGTGGAACAAACGCTACAAAGAGGACTGAAAATGGAGCAGGAACACAAACCGAGAACATCAATGATTCTTCTGTTGGAACACGTTCATGCGATGGATGAACTGACAGATGAGGAATTCGGAGCATTCGTCCGCAACTATGCGCAGTACGTTGAGACTGGACTTGAGCCAGCATACGACAACGACCGTGCTATGCGGATGATCTGGAAAGTCGTTAAGGCGTTTGATGATATGAATGCACAGAAAAGACAAGAGCGAATCGAGAAAAACAGGCGCAGTGCAAATAAGCGTTGGAACGATGAAAAATGCAAGTGCATACAAACGCATACCAATGATGCAAACGCATACGTTGGCATGCAAAATATGCAAATGAATGCAAACGATGCCTTATCTGTATCTGATTCTGTATCTGATTCTGAAAAAAAAGAAAAATGTGAAAAGAAAAATACCAACGAAGTAAAACGCTTCAAAGCACCGACTGTCGAGCAAGCAAGAGAATACTTTGCAGAGAAGGGTTACATGGAATTTGAAGCAGAGCGATTTGTTGACCACTTCACGGCAAATGGCTGGAAGGTCGGAAAATCGCCTATGAAGGACTGGAAAGCTGCTGCACGGAACTGGATGCGTAACGTGAAGGACTGGAACGGTGGCTACCAGCAGACAATGGTTGAATTGCCTGACGAGGGAGACTTTCTGCGGTGAATATTGAAAATCAGACCCAATACATCCTGCTGGGAGCAGTCCTCACGTTTTCGGAGTATGCCGATGTGCTGCAAGACCTTAAAATCGACTATTTCTGCCCTGAACTGCGTGATACATTCGCTGCCATTCGTGGCTATTGGGAACACAACGACAAGTGGAACCCGGTAGAAGTCATGGGGCGGTACGATAACTGCAAGAAAGCAATGGGTGAGTGCCTGGATGCCTTCGGTGCAGAGTTCATCCGCAACGTCACCCATGACATGATGCTTGGATGGGCTGGAATCGTCAAGGAACAGGCAGCATTGTCAAGAGCCAGAGAGATTGCGTTCAAAATCGTTGATGGCTCAACCAGATACGCAGACCTGACAGACATCTATGAGCAGCTAGGCGAAGCTATCAACCTACACAACGAAAGAAGCGATTTCATCCCGATGTGCGATGGTATAGACAACTACATCCGCAAGCTAGACGATAAGCCGGAATATATTAGCACAGGGCTTAAAGTGTTGGACAACAACTTGCATCTTGTGCCGGGCAACTTCGTTGTGATCGGCGGCAGACCATCTGCCGGTAAAACAGCTCTGTCCTTGCAACTTGCCTGTGAAATAGCAAAAAACGGACGCAAGGTGGCGTATTTCAGCCTAGAGACCGACCCGGACACGCTCTATGCTCGTATTATCGCAAACCAGCTAGGCGTACCGCTGCACACGGTCAAGAACAAGACCGTCAACATTAACGAGCTTGACCGGCTGGCGGCTATCAAGAAATATCCGCTATTCGTCCGCTCTGCCGCTGGTAAGAGCGTTGGGTGGATTAGAACGCAGTCCATCAGGATGCAAGCTAAAGTGGTTTTCATTGACTATTTGCAGCTTATCCATCAAGCCGGAGCGAAAGACCGATACAGTGCCGTTACGGAGATCAGCATGGCACTACATGAGTTCGCACAGTCCACGGGAACGCTGGTGGTAGCCCTTGCGCAGCTCAATCGAGAGACCGCAAGAGCAGGCATCCCACCGACCGCCGCAGACTTGCGAGAATCCGGGCAAATCGAGCAGGACGCAGACGCAATCATCCTGCTGGCGCAGAACGTGACCACGAAAAAGAGACCAGAACAGCATTATCATTTTGCGCTTGAGAAGAACAAAGAGGGCAACGTAGGGTTACTGGACATCACGTTCCAGATGGAAACTCAGCAGTTCAAAGAATGCGTGTGGATGTAACGAGAGGAGAATAAACATGAAATACCGCAAGAAGCCAGTTGTTATCGAGGCATTCAAACTTAATGCACGAGGCCTTGTTGGAGAAGATTGGTTCTGGAATGCAGTAAGTAGCAATGAGATTATCACGCATGATTTCGGAAAGTTTCACGATGACCCTGCGTGGTGCGAGATTAAAACGCTCGAAGGGACTATGATTGCTAGGACTGGCGATTATATCATTCGTGGCGTAAATGGCGAAATCTACCCGTGTAAACCTGACATTTTCGAGAAAACATACGAAGCGATTGAGTGATAGTAGCCTAGCATCGTTTCTGCGCTCGTATCTTCACGGTAGAATAGGCAAGAAAAACAGATAACATGGTCTGGGCGATAAAGTTACCGTCTGAACCCAATAAATATTTTTTATCAATCAACAAACGGAGGAAAACGATTATGAACATCACTCGACTGGAACAAGAGACCATCGTCAACTTCAATGCAGCGGAAGATACTGCATCGGTTTATACCGCTGACCCGGTGTATATGCGCAAGCTTGACAAGCTGTGCGAACGTGAGCCTGCATCGTACAAGCTGGTCAAACAGGACAAGGACGGTAAGTGGTATGAGATGCCCAAGCGACTGGTTCGGTTTGCAACCACAAGAATTATGACGGACGAACAAAAAGAAGCGGCTGCGGAGCGTATGCGCAAGATGCAAGCAGCAAGATGCAAGCAGACAGCAGAATTCAAATCTCCGCTATAATCACCAATTAACAAATGGAATGAAAAGCATGGAATGGTATCAGGTAGTAAAACTACCCTCTGCGACTATTCCGTGTTTTTTTTCGTCTGTTATTTATCTAGAGAAAACGGCAAAGTCTGATTTTGAGCAGAAACCGTCACGATCAAGTGGCGGTTGGGCTAATATGGCTACGACTATAAGCGTGATGCGTTTGCATGCAAGTGGATGCACATGATGCGTTCGCATACCAATCTTCCTCTCTTCCTTCCTTCTTCTTCCCCCCTATAACCCCCTATTATTATCTATCTATCTCTCTATCTCCCTTCCATGAAATAGACAAGCTATTTCATGTCCCCACGCCAAGATGAAAGCTACACCGTTAGCCAACAGGGCAGACCGTAGGCGAGAACTGGCGGGAGATTCGGGCTGATGGATGGTCTACGACTATTCCAAATGGAAAATTGGCTTCATTTTGCAGTCGGTTGAATATGTACAAATGTTGCATTGACTATTCCTAGCAGAGTACTATGGATTGAATAAGATACCATAGTGAATTGCTGGGAATTAAATTGAACAGGAGAAGACAGAATCGGATGGTACTAGTTATTATACGAAATAATCCGCGATTATCGGGGGTAACTATATCTGCATACTATAATAAGTGCTGATATTATACGAAATAGATATAACTAGCGGAGGAATATATTATGCGAAATTGGAACGAGAGGTGATTTTGGGAGTGGTCGGATGGCTTAGCGACTATCGCACCTCTCTTTCTCTAAAAGGCAAACGACTATTTCACACAAAAAATACACGACTATTTAACGATGATTCGCAAGGAAACGCTACGACTATTACTCTGCGACTATCAGCGTACAGTAAGTTACTATACTATATATAGGACTTTCAAAAGCTAGTCATCTGACGACTTTACGACTATTCCAGAAGCTATTACGACTATTCCATCCGGGACGCTGCGACTATTGTTGACCTTTATTGGCTATCGGGCGAAAGCCCGAAAAGAGATACGGCGGCAGCCGTCAAGGGTTCCGCGCCGCCCGCGCTGCTGGACTGCCCCGCCGGGTGGAGGGTGCCGGGCTGGCCCTGTACAGGTGGAGACGCTGACCCCTCAGCGGGTGTGCCGGGTCTGTACTGCTGATAGCGTGTAAACACTTGCCAGCGATCCACACACGGTAGGAGCTGACCCCGCCGGGCTGGCATGGTCTGCGATATGCTGCACCGTCTGGCATGGATCTATAACAGGGGCTCACCCTTATATACCTTATTATAATAGGGCGGCTGTGCTGACCTGTACAGCGTCCGGCGCGGCGTCTGGTATCTGGTATGCGCTGGAGGTGTTACGGTGCTGTGATACGTCTCAACGTGGCGCAGGCGGTATTATAGCCGTTTGTGTCGGTCTAGTATTTGCGGCGGTAGAATGGGGCAAATCTCAGGAAATGCCCCTGTAAAGCCCTGCGTGCTGTTTTGTGGCGTGTGTGGTATAAATTGCATTAATAGCACAAAACGTGCTGTAAACGCTTGTATTGTGCTGTATTGCAGCAGGGCAAAATAAAAGCCCTGCACCCTCAGCAGGTGCAAGGCAAAAGAAAAGCCCGGCCATTTCTGACCGGGTGAAATGCTTCTTATTTGCTGGCCTTGAAGAGCGCAGAGAAAAACCAAAAGAAAAACAGGATACAGGATAATATCACTTTTTGCACCCCCTTATACCACGCTAAAACGCTTGTATGTTGTGCGCTTGCTGCACTCTGCGTAAATATCCGGGTGCAGCGTCTTCAGAAGCTTGCTATCAAGCCGGACGCTCTGCACATCCTTGTAAATGGCTTTTGCGGTGCCTTGCGCCATTTCCGGCGCGCCCCGCATCATGCAGATAATATCAGCTTTAATGCTTTCGTTCATTGCTTCAAGCTCTTCCAAAAGCCGCTTGTTTTCGCGGTATTCGTTCACCTTTTCTTCAAACAACGTCATTTTTTTATACCTCCATAAAAAGATGCAAGGCGGAATTTGCTTTTTTGTGTCGCTCAAAATCGGCCTGTGTACCGTGCCCAAAATTAAAAGCGCCTGTAATGCGTTCCGCGTTCCATATACTATAAGCACCGGCGTTAATAGCAGCTTTAACGTTGCCGCGATACTCTGCAACAAGTTCCGGCCTGTAAATATCAATTGTCATTTTCTGCCCCCTCCTTATTAGCTGTTGAGAAACGCAATCACAACAAGCGCGCCGGAGATCATGCCGCCCACATACCAGAGGGCAGCCCACTGGGTAAAGTCAAGAGCAATCATGCGTTGCACACCTCCCGAACAAATTCCAATTGCAAGTTGTGCAGGTGCGTTGCCAGCTCCTCAGCGTTCCACAAATCCCGGCGCATTTCCCGCGCCCGCTTTTCGTAGCGGCTGACCGTTTCACGGTCGGGCTTGATGTTTCCAAAGGGACGGTATCCGGTGCAGATTGCAACGCCTGAGGCGATTGGGTAAATATCCGCGTTCCAGCCGTACACGCCAGCGGTATACGCGGCGTGGTCGTCCATGCACAGCATATTCTGTGCATCACAATAGCTCACTTGAATAATGGTCGGGTACTGGGATTTAATATCTCGCATGGTTCTTTTTGTTTTCATGGTTTTGGCCTCCTGTTTTGGTTCAATGTGGTTGTGCTCATTTATTTCTGAGCTTGTCTATATTATATCATTTATATCTGAGTAGTCAAGGGCTTTACACAAAAAATACAGATATAAATGAGTATAAATATAGCGTCCGAAATTGTACACTTTGCTGGACACACTGCCCGCCCTCCACCGCCCTGCCGCCGGTACGATCTACCCGGCGCGGCCTTTCTGGTATCGGGTGCAGACCGGTGTAGCGTGTCCAGCGTTTGGGCGTGTGTCGTGCCTTGCATGGTCTGCCCTGGTACTTGCCCCGCCCTGGTTCTGGCACGGTCTGCCCTGCTGCCTGTGCTGTGCGGTCTGTCCGGGCTGGGGTCTCCACCGGCGGGGTATATAGCCGCCGCCCAGCCCCGCCCGGTCAGTCCCGTCACCACCGAAAAAATAAAAAAGGCTCAAAAAAATCACCCCACCCCCTATTGTCAATCTCAAAAATTTCCCGCAAAAACAAAAAGACCCCTACAAAGGGTCTGTGCTTTGTGCTATACTTGCCTTACAAGCCTTGAAAGGGAGGAATCTACAATGGCTAAAAGTAAAATGACAACGTGCAAGCACTGTGGCGCAGAGATTGCTGCAAGCGCAAAGGTCTGCCCTCAGTGCGGCGGCAAGAACAAGCCGCCCATCTACAAGCGCTGGTGGTTTATCGCTATCATTGTTTTGATTGTCTTGTCTGCTATTGGTGGCTCTAGCGATAGCGGCAAGAAGGGCTTTGAAGAAGGCTACAAGGACGCTACGTCTAACAAGGAAAGTGCATCCACCGCTTCTTCCGTTGCATCTGTTGTGCCTGAGATCAGCGAGGACGATTACAAGGCAGAGTGCCAGACTGTGGACTATAAGGAGCTGTGCCGTTATCCTGAAAAGTATGAAGGTACTAAGATTGTAGTCAAGGTAAAGGTCTCGCAGATTATTGACGCAAACTTCTCCGGCAGCGAGAAAGCGTGGAGAACCTACACGGACAACAGCGGATACGGATTCTATGCCGATGACGAGTATTATATGCTGGACAAGCGTGGTGGCGATGCTGTGAAGATTCTGGAAGATGATATTATCACCGTTTATGGTGAGTTCACCGGGCTTGAAAAAATCACAAGAGCATTGACCAGCACTACCGATGAACTGCCCCGCATTGAAGTCAAGTACGCAGACCTCGTAGAGGAATAATCGCATAACATAAAAAGCCAGCGGCTAGATGTTCTCTAACCACTGGCTTTTCTTATGGGCTGTTATACGCTTCTACGGATGCTTGCATAGAGCAGACGGAATGTCTCACGGCCTTTCGGCGTTACTCTTGTCTGTACGCCACCGTGCTTGTTCTTCTGGTTACAGTATTCCTTGACGGCAAAGAGACCGTCACCTTTGCCCGCTTTCGGCAGGATGCCCTTGTTCTTGTCGCGGTAGATGTATCCGTCAGAAATAAGCATCTTGATGAACAGGCGTTCAGGGATACGCAGCTCCTTTGCGGTAGAGCGGAAGTTGGTAGACACGTTCCATGCCACAAGGTCGTCGAAGTAGTCGGCTTTGGGCTGCATCTCCTCGTTCTTCTCACAGAGCTGCTTGTTCTGCGTCTGCAACGCTGCGTTCTTTTCCTTTTCGGCCTTCATGTTCTGAATCAGCCCGATCACGAAGTCCGGGTTGGCAATAGCCGTCTCCAACAGGTTGTCGGTCATGTACATCCCATGCTTGCGGATGGACGGCAGGACTTCGTGAGTGACCCAGTGCTTGAACCGCTGTGCGCTTTCCAGCTTGCTGCTGAAAATCAGACTGTACAGGCCGGATTCGTTGATAATGGTTGTCTTGCTCTTGTAATTAGAACCATCACCCTGAATCAGGGTAGTGGTTTTATCTTGTTCATCAACGTGTGCTGACAGTGCGTTCTCAGGCTTTGCGTAGCCAAGGGCTACCGCAATGTCCTTGCCGACAAACCAAGGGTCATCGTCAATGAGCATGACACGGATTTCGCCAAACTCGGCGTTGTTGAAGATTTTGATGTTCTCAGACAAAGAAAGTTGCATTAAAAAGCTCCTTTTCACTTGTGAGAGAAGCAATTTTCTGCTATAATAACGGCGAGAGGATGCTTCTCTCAGGGTTGATATGATACGTTCGCTGCGGTCGGCAAACTTTAGCGAACGTATCATTTTTCGTTTTCATCGGTAGAATCCATCGGATGCAGCGTGAAGAACGCTTCACGGAAAGCAGCAGAGATGGACACCCGGTTCTTGATGCAGTATTCCTGCAAGCTGGCAAACTGCCGCTCCGTCACGCTGATGGTAACGGTGTGACCGTAACGCTCTGCGTAAGGACTACTCATACACATTAACCCCCTTTCGTTTTGCTGTGCAATAAGTGTAATTGCAAAATGTAGTAAAGTCAAGCGGAAATAGACCAACGAAACACAACATTTAGTGTTCGTTCATCTTGACAAACCACTTTCTACGTTTTGCACAAAACTTAGCTCTTATTTTTGTTCGCTCCCGCTTCGTACCCTGCCCGGTAGTTCAGTTCGGACAGCTTACCCAGTGCTTCTGCGTACTCCCTGTCCTCGCTGGTCGGCTCTTTGCCGTGTGCGATGGTTTTCAGAAATTCTTCGGTTGTCGTGGGAAATTTCATGTTTTTTGCTCCTTTCTATTGCAGAAGTTGTCTGCTTCTGCTATAATAATTGACAGAAACCGAGACTGCGCCCTTGGTTGCGCAGCTTCTGTTTTGTGGTGGAATAGGCCGTCAGTGCTACTTTGGTCGGTGGAGCTGACGGCCTATTTTTTATGCCACAAAGGATAAATCTACCGTTGTTGGCTGATTCATCGTGTGTTCTGCTGTCTTAGATTATAGACGCTTGGTATATAGTTGTCAACAGCCCAATTTGTATAATTTGTATGTTAAAACACGTTTTAGTGTACATTTTTGATGGCGGTTTTGACACTTTAATGTGTTAGAATTGGGACGGAAATTTATAGTAAAACTTGATAATACGATAATTATACAAGCTGTAAACTAACACAAAAAAGTGTTGATGGAAAAGTGATCCTATTGATAGTAAACATTTATTTTTTTACTCTTGACAGTCACATATATCTGAGTTATAATTGATTCAGAGAAAGGAAGATGCAAAATGAGGGCAGGAGAAATTGTTTCTGAAATCATGAAATCTCAAAATGTCAAGGTTTCGGATATGTGCTACAAACTAAAAATCAAATCGAATGTTTTTTGCAATCGGCTTGTTCAAAAAAACATGAGTGTGAAAGTTTTAGACGAAATGCTGAGAATCCTTGATTATAAAATTATGGTGGTTCCTAGAGGAACTAAAGTTGATGGCGGATATGATGTTGAGTAAAACGAATTGAGCGGAGGTATGATATGCAGTACTTCTTAGCTAGAGTGTCTAGTAAGGAGCAAAGCCTTGCAAGACAGCTTAAAATCGCACGAGATCGGTTCGACATCCCGGACGAGAATGTATTTTGTGATAAAATGACAGGAAGTAGCTTTGATCGTCCGCAATATAAACGATTGAAAGAGACTGTCAAGGCTGGGGATGAAGTCATCGTTAAGGAATTTGACCGATTCGGGCGTGACAAAGACGAAATGAAGCGAGAACTTCAATGGTTCAAAGAAAAAGGCGTGATTGTTCGCATTCTCGACATTCCGACCACGCTTATTGACTTCCAAGACCAGACATGGGTGCTGGAAATGGTAAACAACATCCTTATTGAGGTTTTGGGCGCGGTAGCTGAACAGGAGCGCAAGAAAACCAAGCAGCGTCAGGCAGAGGGTATAGCTGCCATGCCTATTGTTGATGGCAAAAGAGTGTCGGCGAGAACAGGTCGTAGCTTTGGCAGACAGGAAAAGCAAGTTGACGAGCAGCAGTTTGAAAGCCTATTAGGGCAACAGCAAAAAGGCGAAATCACCGTAAAAGAGTGCTGCAAGCAGCTTGGCATCGGGAAATCCACTTGGTATGAGCGTGTCGAAAGATACGCAAATAAAAATAGCGGCAGCCCAACCACAAGCCACCGCTAAGAGTACACCAAACCAACCAAAACAGGAAAAAGAATGGTGCAACCACAGTATACCATTCTTTTGGAGGAGCATCAATATGAGTAAGAAACAAAAGATGGATTTAACTGAAAAGCTAGAAAATATTCATGGCGGTAATTTGATTGTTCAAGATGAAACAACAAAGCTGCGTTCAATTTTTGATTTTGTGAAATATGAAGAACTGTTTGCTTTTGTTGAAGGATGCAAATTGGCAAACTCCATTCTGATTTTTGAAAATGAAGGATTGACCATTAAACCAACTGAATCAAACTTAGGACAGAATATCCAGCTTGCTATGTATGCCAGCATTTGCGAAGATAGCACGATGGTAAAGCAATATCTTGATTACATTATGAAAGTTGGTTGTGATGGCAAACGTGAGCCAACATTATACAAAGGATGATGCCGCCAAACAGCTTGGTGTGACCCGCCAGACATGGTATCGGATTGCTGAACAGAGAAAGGCTGGATAATATGCAGGGAGAAGAACTAATTGTTAAGAACGGAAGCATCACGCTACGGTCTATGCTTGACTTTGGGGGATTCCTTGAAATCAAGAGGTTTTTGGAAGCCTGTCATTCGGAAAATTGCACCGTAACTTTTGCAAACGAGGAAATTGTCATTTTTCCAAATGATTATGACGCTGCCAAAGATGCTCTCGTTTTTATTTATGGCACATTGGCAGAAAGACACAGTATTATTGAAAAGTATCTTCGTTACAAGTTGATGCTTGGGGATGAAGAACCGAAGCCTACTTTATATAACCAGTGAAAGGAGTAGCTCATGGACAACTTTAATGCCATCTACAAGATTCTCAAACTGCTGGATAAGCACAAGGGCGATGAAGAATTTGACTATGAGCTTATCTCTGCAAAAGCAATGAAGATGAAGGTCTCTGACTGGGAGCAGATTATGATCGAACTGCAAATGAACGGATTCATTCGCGGTCTGGTCTACACGCAAGACCTGACGAACAAGTTCCCGCATATTGTAGAGCCGATTCACCCGCAGATTACCTTGAAAGGCATGGAGTATCTATCCGAAAACAGCATAATGAAGAAGGTAGAAAAAGGATTAGAAACGATCGGGCAGTTCTTTTAATTTATTTTGAGAAAGAAATTTTCTAAAATCGCATTATAAAACCGAATATTTGATTTTTGTGCAGTTGTAGGCACTCTTTACATTTTCAGGTAGGGGGTGCCCATTTTTTTATGCAGTCAAAGCAGTGTATCGCCATCATTGACAGCATCAAAGCGTATGCAAAGCAGAATCCAACCGAAGCACAGGTCTACGAGGACTGGTTTCAGGCGGTGGTAAACCTGAGAGATGCCCTGCCGCAAGACAAGCGGTTCGATGCCTACAAATACTCTGGTGAGCTGCGCTCCGTCTGCGCAGCCATGATGGGTAAGATGAAAACAGGCGAGGACGTGGCGAAGGTCTATGACATTATCGGTCGGACGTACCTGTTTGAAGCAAAAGATGTGTTCGACAGCTATTGCATCTACCTTGAATGGAACCGTGCGCCGGAGAAGAAGTTCTACCAGCCGAGACGCAAGGTTCTGAAAGTGCTTGCAGATGACCTTGAGGACTTGTTTTATAAGCGGATTGACTTCTTGGGAGTTAGTCTACCTGCTCGCGTCGGCAAGTCCACGCTGTGCATCTTTTTCATCACATGGCTGATGGGAAACCGCCCTGACGTTGCATCGGTCATGAGCGGACACTCTGACAAGCTGACCAACGGCTTCTACGGCGAGGTGCTATCCATCATCACTGACCCTGTGACCTACAACTGGGGCAAAATCTTCCCTGACGTTCAGCTTGTGGACAAGAGCGCAAAGGACGAAAGCGTTGACCTGAACCGAAAGAAGCGTTTCCCGACCCTGACTTGCCGCTCTATCGGTGGTACGCTGACTGGTGCTGTTGAAATTGGTGAGGGCGGCGTTCTGTACAGTGATGACCTGATTGAGGACTTGGAGGAAAGTCTGAACGTCGAGCGTCTGAACAACAAGTACGATGCCTATTTGAACCAGCTGAAAGACCGTAAAAAGCAAGGCGCATTGGAACTGATGGTCGGTACACGCTGGAACGTGCTTGACCCTCTGGGACGCATCCAGAACCAGTACTCAGACAACCCTAAGTACAGATTTCGGGTGATTCCCGCTGTGGATGAGAACGGACACAGCAATTTCAATTATGACTACGGTGTGGGATTTGACGATGCCTACTATGCTGACATGAAATCCAGCATTGATGATGCAACATGGTGGGCAAAGTACATGGGCAAGCCCTATGTGCGTGAAGGTCTGCTCTTTCCTGCCGATGAACTGCGGTATTTCAACGGCGTTCTGCCTGACGGAGAACCTGATCGCAAACTCATGGTCATGGATATTGCATGGGGCGGCGGCGACTTTACCGCCTGTCCTATCGCTTATGTGTACGGGGATGCTGTGTTCATCCCAGACCTTGTGTTCAATAACGGCGATAAGACCGTGACCAGACCGGAAGTAGTGGGCAAAATCATCCAGCACAAAATCAATGTGGTGCGGGGCGAAGCCAACAACGGCGGTGACGAATATTGTGATGTGGTAGACAGCCAGCTTCGGCAGCAAGGCTATCACTGCTCTGTTCGCAGCCAACGTGCGCCCAGTGGGCAGAGCAAGCTGTCCAGAATCATCCAGTATGCGCCGGACATCAAACGATTCTATTTCCTTGACGAGAAACACCAGTCGAAAGAGTACAAGGCGTTCATGGAACAGGTGACAATGTTCACACAGCTTGGCAAAGTTCCGCACGATGATGCACCGGACAGTCTGGCACAGCTTGCTGATGAATTGTATAACGGGATCAGTAAAATTGAGCCTGTCAAGAGGCCATTTTGATTAAAAACACAATATATTGTGTTCGCTTGGTCTATTTATTTGATTTCATCACTTGACAAGGCTTATAATGTACGCAGGAAGTTTTGCAGCTTCCCTTAAAGGAATAGCTTGCACGCGGGGTTTTGTCATTTTACTCGCGTGCGTGTCAACAAGCATATTCCTCCTTTCACCGGTGGAGGTTTTCTCACTCTTTCACCTTCACCGGACTTTATATGTTGCGTTTCCAATTGTAAGGGGAATGCCAGCCTGTCTCCCCCATGGCTGGCAAGCAACGGTTCGATTCCGTTACGCAGCACAACCAACCACCTAGCTTTGCATGGACTTATTCTCCAAAACCTCCACCGCTATTCCCGGCTCTCGATGCAATGGTTAGGCATGACATTGCAAAGAGCAGCGGTTAACCAATCAAGCCGGGTTTATGGCGGAGTAGAGCAGCACGGTAGCTCGCCAGCCTCATAAGCTGGAGGACGCTGGTTCAAATCCAGCCCCCGCACCCAAAATTGCAGCTGACCCGTTTACGTCTGTCCGACAACTGAATGTAAAGGCTGCAATGGTTTTCTTCGGGCGAAGAATAGCACGGCTGGAAGTGCGAACAGTTTCCCAGTAGCTTCTGACAGGTCTGTGCTCAACAGCCTGTTTCCAGAAATCCAACGAAAGGAGCACAGATGAAAGCAAAAGTTAGGTGTAGGCATCCTCACAAGGACGCAAACGGCAATCCGTGCGATTGCGGACGTTATCTTGGCGAAGTGGAAGGTAGGTTCTCCCTTCTGTGCCCTCTTTGCCATTGGATTACAATTGGAGATTCCAACCTTCCAAAAGATACATGGATCTCCGTACCAAAGTTTAAAAACTGAATAGCTTTTGAAGCGCAGTTGTAAGCGCAGTGAGATAGGCCTTAACGGGTTTGTCTTGCTGCGCTTTTTATTTTGCCGGAAAGGAGGAACGCATGGCTGAGTATCAGATGGTCGTTGGCGGCTTTTTGAATGAGCCGCTGACCGGCCGCAGACCGATTGAAACGCCGGAAACGGAAATCAATCGGTCAAACGTGCTGAAAGTGGTCATGGGTAAGGCAGAGCCTATTCATCTGCTGAACAAGAATGAGATTCGCTTTCTGCACAACTACTACTTGGGTAGCCAGCCTGTCCTCCACCGCACGAAGGAGTACCACGCTGAAATCACCAACCGCATTGTAGAGAACCACGCCAACGAGTGCGTGGGCTTCTACACAGGCTACATGAGCGGCACTCCTTGTTCTTATGTGCGGTCTGAAACGGCAACTGGTGACGGTGAGGAAATCGCCCGCCTGTCCAATGCTTTGCAGTATGAGGGCAAGGATTCTCTTGATCGGCGGCTCTGGCAGTGGATGTTGGAGTGCGGACAGGGATACCGCATTGTTCTTCCTGACAAGGGGTACAACGGCAACTACCCGGACGAAACACCCCTGCTGGTGGATGTTCCAGACCCGGATATGGCATATGTGATTTACAACTCCGGCATCGGGCACAAGCCCATCGCCAACGTGCTGCACATTCCACGCAATTATCAGAACGACCTTAACGACCTGATTTGCGTGTATACGCCGAACCAGTACTTTGAAATCGACAACGGCAAGGTTACGAAAACAGAGAACCACTCTCTCGGAATGTTGCCGATGGTCGAATACAAGCTGAACCCGGAGCGGATGGGTCTGTTTGAACCGGCTATTCCTGTGCTGGATGCTATCAACGACCTTGAAAGCAACCGTTTGGACGGTCTGGCACAGTTCATCCAGTCCATCATGGTGTTTACCAACTGCCTTGTGGACAAGGATGCTCTCGACCAAGTCAAAGAACTTGGCGCAATGTGCCTGAAATCCACTTCTGGTCTGCCCGCTTCTGTTTCTCAGATTGCAAATGAGCTTGACCAGCAGCAGAGCCAGACCTTGCTTGATTCCATGCTGAACGTGTACCGCAGTCTGACTGCAATGCCCAGTGCTACTGGCAGCGAGAGCGCAACATCCGACAACGTGGGTGCAGTTATCGTCCGCAACGGCTGGAATCACACCGAAGCAAGGGCACAGCAGTACGAGAATATGTTCAAGTACGCTGAACGTCAGAGCTTGTCTGTGATGCTCAAAATCCTGCGTGACGCGGCTGGTTCTAAGCTGATGGCAAGTGACATCAACATCAAACTGCCACGCCGTCAGTACGATAACCAGCAGAGCAAAGTTCAGATTTTTGCGCAGATGTTGCAGCAGACCATTGACCCGCAGTTGGCGTTTACTACGCCTGGTCTGTTCCCCGACCCGCAGGCTGCTTATGAGATGAGTAAGCCCTTCCTGATTGCCGCTGGCAAGCTGGGCGAGGACGGGAAAGCGCCGAAGCCGCAGGAACAGCCTAAACAGGATGCTACCAACACAAATGCCGGAAACGTGGCAGACAAACAGTCTACTGATACCAACAAAGAAACAGAGGGCGAATAGTCCTTTGCCATAAACACGGCAGGGAAGCCGGGATATAAATTTCGCAGCGTTGCAGGGAAGCAACGGTAAAAAAACGCAGGAGGAAATTAACGATATGAAACTCAATGTGTTGCTTGGTGATGCCTACAAAGAGGGCATGACCGCCGATGAAATCATTTCTGCGCTTGAAAAGGTTGCAGACCCTAGCGCAGAGGTCGAGAAGCTGCGCAACGCCGTGACGAAAGCCAATGGCGAAGCTGCTGAGTACAAGAAGCAGCTCAAGGCAAAGCGTACCGATGACGAGAATGCCGCACAGGAACAGGCTGACAAGCTGGCAGAGATGCAGAAGCAGATTGAAGCCCTGACTGCCGACAAGGAGAATCTTGTCAAGGAAAAGACCCTTGCATCTTACCGTGAGAAGTTTGTTGCACAGGGTTATGACGCTGAACTTGCCAACAAGGCTGCATCTGCACTGGCTGACGGTGACATGGACAATGTGTTTAAGTTCCAGTCGGAGTTTATGACCGCCCATGACACCGCATACAAGGCTTCTCTGCTGAAGGATATGCCCACACCTCCGGGTGCGGATGGCAAGGGCGGTTCTGACAGCGAAGGTGTGGCGTTTGCTAAGAGCCTTGCGCAGCAGAACGCAAATACTTCTAAGGCATCGAGTGACGCAATGAGTGCTTTCCATTAACAAGGAGGAAAACATGAAGTTTACCCGAAACACGGTCAACGGAATCAACGATACCATCCTTGCTTCCAATGACTACACCGCCATTCCCTTTACCGTGACCGAAACTGCTGCGGTTAAGGCTGGCTATCCCATGACGCTGGCTGGCAAGAAAGCTGTTGCTGCTGGAGAGACTGGTTCTAAGACCATCAACGCTGACGGCATCCTGCTGTATGACGTTGACCCGGCAGAGAACCCCAACGCTTCCCTGCTGATTCGTGGCGTTATCGACACCAAGAAGGCAGCGGCAAGTTCCAGCTTCACCTTTGACGCTGACGCAATCAAGGCACTCAAGACCGCTGTCCCCGGCATCTTCTGCCGTGACAACATCGGCGTGAACGCTTAATAGGAGGTAAAACAACATGGCACTGAATCTTAAGGAAGTCTTTGCCCCGGCTGCGATTGCCGCCTATTGGACGAATGACCCCACCAATGCGATGCCTTTTGCATCTGATGCGCTGTTCCCTGCCAAGAAGAAGGCAGGTCTTGACCTGAAGTGGCTGCGTGGTCACAAGGGCGTTGGCGTTTCCCTGATGCCCAGCGCATTTGACGCAAAAGCTACGTTCCGTACCCGTGAGGGCTTCAAGTTCGATGAAACCGAGATGCCGTTCTTCCGCGAGGGCTACCATCTGGGCGAGAAAGACCGTCAGGAAATCCTGCGTGTTCTGGACAGCAACGACCCCTATGCCCGTGATGTGATGAACCGTCTGTACGATGACACCGCACAGCTTATCACTGGCGCGCGTATCGTTCCTGAGCGCATGATCTGGCAGCTGCTGGCTCCCGCCAATGGCGTTCCCGGCATCACCATCAAGGCAAACGGTGTGAACTACACCTACAATTACGACCCGGACGGCACTTGGAAGTCCACCAACTACAAGGAAGTCTCTGCCGCAAAGTCCAAGTGGAACGTCGCCACCGCCACCCCCATTGCTGACCTAAACGCTGCAAAGGATGCTGTTCTGGCAAGCGTTGGTGAGGTCGTGACCGAAGTGTACATGAACACCGCCACCTTCCGCAACATGATTGCTGCGGACGAGGTGAAGAATCGGTTTATGACCGTAACCGCAAAGGCGAACGCCGTTCTGTTGGATGCCGAAGCACGGCAGATTATCGAATCTGCAACCGGTCTGACCATCCATCTGTACGACAAGATGTTCAAGGCAGACCAGTACAGTGCAAGCGAAAAGTACCTGCCTGACGGCATGGTGGTGGTTGCTCCTTCCGGCGCTCTGGGTAGCACTTGGTACGGCACTACTCCTGAGGAAGCCGACCTGCTGTCTGGTCAGTCCGGTGCATCCGTGTCCATCGTGAACACCGGCGTTGCCATCACCACTGAACTGACTATTCACCCGGTCAACGCCAACGTCTATGCTTCTGAAATCGTCCTGCCGTCCTTTGAGCGCATGGACGCTGTGTACTGCATCAAGGCTTACTAAGGCGAAAGGAGGAAAGCAGCATGGGAGACCAGTATTCCGAAGCGGCAGTCAAGCTGGGGCAGTACATCGCTCCTGCACTTGACCGTGAAATCACGGACGAGGACTACCCGCTCTTCGACCTGCTGCTTGATTTCGCCAAAGACAAGATATTTGCACAGGGCTACCCTTTCGGCAACAGACCGGATGATTTGCCCTCACAGTATCAGTCGTTGCAGATACGCATTGCAGCGGAACTGTACAACCACATCGGTGCAAACGGACAGACAAGTTACACCAACAATGGCATTACTCGTGTGTGGGAAAGCTCCGACGTGGCACAGTCCCTGCTTAACGAAGTGGTTCCGAGAGTAGGTGTTATCGGCTGATGTTTAACGGAAGCCCACTGGACAAGCGCCCGCTTTGGTATTCAAACCCCATCGGAGAGAAATCTCCTGTCGTGGACGAGTGGGGAAACGAGACTGGCGAATCCGCATACGAATCGTGGAGTACCCCCGCAAAGTTGATGCTGAATGTCAGCCCTCCTACTGGTTCTGCGGAAGCAAACCCTTTTGGAGCGTTCACGGATTACAGCTACGTTG